GATGAGAGCTTTTGCGTAACTGTTGCCTCCATGAAAGTGTCTTATAATGACATATCAAAACTAAGCAAAATATTTATTAGATAATCAAAATAATTATTTTCATCCGTTCTGACTGTATTTTCTCACATCCCCGCAAATGAAGTTCTGAAAAAATAGAAATTATTTTGTGCAAAAATTCTGAAACCCGCTACCAGTAAGCGTTTTATTATGTTTTCACAAGCTTTTCCACATTCTGTTGATTTCTAAACGGCAGAAATATAAAAGGCGTTTATGATATTAGCATCGGTATGAAAAAAGAAATTGCCGCTTGCTTGTGATGAAGCAACGGCAACAATTGGTCGAATAAAGATCAGGACAACAAAAGGTCCACACTTTGAGCCCCTTTAAAATGTCGGCTGATTAATCCCTGGGGCCCTTCCATAAGGCCCCTTTTTTGTTACAATGTAAAGAAAGGGAAAAACGTCTTTCAGTTACTATTTTTTTTATCCCACATGTTTCAAAAAATGTGGATTATGCTTCTAATACGCTGTAGTGGCTGTTTTGGCAGCCTTCATATTTATTTGGTGTTCAAACTCCTTCATCTCCTTTGCGCTTATTTCCATGTCCTTCATTTTACTTTCAAATACCAAATAGTAAACCGGTTTTTTCAGGTTGGTGCCGTTCAGTATCGGCTCACGAAAAAACTGATTCATCAGCATCTCAACCAGCCTGGCACGTTCCATTATCGTTTCTTCCCATGTTGCGGCTTCTATTTGCATAAGATCAAATCCACCCAAAGGCAGTCTTATAAAAAGTTCGTTGTTGGTATGGATCTCTATGAACTGCACTACTTACAATTTATATTCCCATATAAATTTTTTAGGATTTTCTGTCCCGCCTTTTGCACATCTGCATATAGTAGCTTTAGGCTCACCTGTTTCTATAAAAGCTGTTTTAATTGAATCAAATTCTTTGATAAAGTCGCCTGATAAACTTTTTTGTATAACAGGTTTCCTTTTTAATGGTTGTTGTGTTGATTTACTAATCAATCCTGTTGCAAAACCGTGTTTTATATTTTCCGAAGGTGTACACCATTCAAGATTTTTGACTTCATTATCTGACGGATTCCCGTTTTTATGATTTACATACTTTAAATTATTTGGATTAGGAATAAACGCTTTTGCTACCAGGCGATGCGCATAATGGCTTACAGTTTCTTTTCCATCACGAAGTTGATAATGTCTGTAATCCCCCTTTTTTAATGGGGATAAAATCCTCTGCTTTATTTTCCTTTTAAATCCATTGCCCCCTTTTATTGATGTATTAGTATTCCTTTCAAGTGACATTACCCTTCCCATTGAAGATATTTTATACATTCCTTCATAACCTTCAATATCTTTCCAAATTTCATTTACATTATCCATTGACTTTTTTATTTATTATGTGACGCAAATCTTGCAGACTTTGTTTATAATTCAACGGTGTATAAGACAATACTACCCACCCTTCTTTTTGGGCAATATTTATTTTTTCCTGATCTCTTGAATATCCTGTAATGGATGTATGCCTTGATTTTTCTGACATGATGCCGTTATATTCTATTGCAATCTTAATAGCAGGAAAACAATAATCAAATCTGAATTTCCTTTCATTGTGAAACTTAAATTCTTTTTCAAGCGATAACGATAATTCATTTGCAAGAAACTGCAGGTTCCAGTCAAGCCAAATCAATGCACTTGGTTTTGGTACAGGTATTAATTTTAACCGGGTTGTTTCAAGTGCAGAGTGCCCCCTTATCCTTCCGATTGCGGCCAACTCTCTTATATTTTTTTCGGTGAATCTCATTTCAAATAATTTCCCATTACATAAATCATCTTACACAGTTCTATCAGTTCATCTTTTCCCTTGCCTGAGTATGTTTCCTTTGTCAACTGCCACCATTCTTTTTTTTCAGCTTCAGGTAAATTTTCCAACGGTGTCAACTTTCTGTAAATAATCATCGCTTCTTTTCTTACCACCGTATTACCGGCAAGTTGTTTCAATCCGTACTTTCCCTAGTTTATATCTTCAGCAATCCTTTTTAAAAATTCATCGCTCACAGACATAAATATTTTCCTTTTGCTTATTCAATGCATTTACAAAAAAATCATCTGCTTCACCCAGTTCTTTGATCAATCCGTCTTTCCTCAAAATTTCTCGGCTGTAAGCAGGCACATTCTTCACTATTCCCCTTTTTATTTGCTGGTAAAATTCTTCCGTCCATGCCCTGTGCAGGTTATCTATTTCTTCATCAGAATAAATTCTTGTTGGCGGCGGCTGATCCTTTTTTTCTTCTACTTCATGGCTTAGCCTGAATCTTTCTTCCATATAAGGGATCATTACTTCATCTATCAGAGCCAGGTTCATAGCCTTGCCCCAATCTTTTACCGTGGTTCCAAAGTTTCTGAAAGCATATCCCCACTCTTCAGGATTTGTATTAGGATAGCTTTCTTTTATTTTTTGAATGAACTGATCCAAAAATATTTTCATCATATCATCAGTTGGTATGGTCCATCCGGTGATCACATGAATTTTTAAAAGAGTGGCTTTTGCAAAGGCCCAAAGGTTCTGTTCGCTCATTTTGCCGAATTGCAAAGCCTGGTATTTTACCCTGATCATTTCATGTTCCGGATGCTTCAATGTCGCTCCGGAGACTGTCAAGGAGCTGTTCGGCTCCTTCGCTTTTTCTAACGATAGGTTTAATGATTCCGAGATGTGCTTTGTTTCCATGTTCTTTTTTTTGCCAGTGATGAAAATATTTTTTGTACTCTAAAGGATTAAATTCATAGATCCCTTGCCCTTCCAGGTAGTCATTGAATTTTGCCAAAATTTCCGGCGAGGCTTTATTTTTCCTTGCCCAGCGATCATCATTCATGGCAACTGTAAGACAGTGCTCAATTGGAAATTTTATATTTTGGTCTGTATTAAATTCTTTTACATTAACAGTATCATTTACATTAACAGTTACATTAACATTATCAGCTTCGTTTGCTTCGTTTTTTGAAGCACTGCTTCGTTTTGCTTCAGACCTTCTTGATTTTCCGCTATTTATACCGCCCTTTTTACCTGCTTCTGACCTTTGCTTCGTTTCTGCTTCCCATTTTTTTAAATCACGCTTCAACTGAATCTTGATAGGTTCAAATGCAACCTGCAACAAAATATCTTCAGTTTCAGGGTTTTTATCGTTCACATAATCGAACACTAATTTTATTAATTTACCGGCTTTTGCATCTGGTAGTTTATTGAATAATCCTATCCAATCTGAGTACAGTACGAATGATTCTTTATTTTCTGCCATGATTTATATTTTATTAAATTCTCTGATCATTAAATCATCTGGTATCGGTTGAACTTTGTCAATCTGCTTCATAAAAAAAGGTACACAGGCGACACCACATTGGTTTCTTATTGACCTTGCCCATTCAATATCCATTGACCTTTTTCCATGTCCGCTTTCTCCGCCGCAGATTACCCAATCCAACAATGCTCCATACTGAACCGTGCCTTTTCCTGTCGGGTAATCTTTCAATAAATCAACCGGGCCTAACATAGGTTCGATGCTTAAAAAATGCTTCCCATTTACTTGCATCAATTGGGGAAGTAGTGTGTCAAGCGTTTGTTGGTCACATGGACTTGTACCAAACATCACATTCGCCGGTGGGTTTTGTTTCCAATCTTCAGGAATCATTTTATTGATATTGCCGGGTCGTTTTGTCAACATCAGATGAAGAAGATTCGGTGTATTAGGAACAATAATGTTAAAATATCTATCCCGGATTATTTGTGTTGAATAGGCAACATCGGAAGACTTCATTAATGGCATTGGCTTTTCAAAAATATCCATCATGCTACCTACAAATACCCGGTGCATTTCTCCGGCTGCTTTCGCCAACTTCTGATATTTGTCAAGGTCATTCCATACAGATTTTATTTCCATCCTGGGCTTATCGTTCCCCCAAATATCCCGGCCATATCTTTTACTTAGTGTTTCTGCATAGCAATGATCACAGCCGGCATGAACTTTTGTACAGCCATGCCAAAGGTTTGCCGTGTGATGCGTCCATTCTATTTTGCTGTTTTGTGCCATATATATTTCATTCAAAATTTATAATTCAACATTTATCATTTCCATCATAATTTCATCCACACACTGGCATTTGCGCCATGTGCTGTTTTATTTTTTACCTTGTCTTTCCTTACGAACTGAAAATATTTTCCCTGCCCACGTTTTGGTATTACACCAAAGGCCCGGTTACTTGGCGGATCATCCAGCAGACCCATTACTTTCACATGCATACGGAAATCTTCTATCATAAATTCACTGCCACGCTTTACATTCCTACGCAGCCATACCAGGAAGAGTTGCCAGCAAAGCGTGGTCCATCCTTTTTCCTTTTTCTCCGCTGTTTCAAGTGCTAATGATAAACCAACATCAGCCAGCTTTTTACCTTCAACCATGTCAAATACAATGGCCGGTTGGTCAAATAAAGAATACTGATATGGATTTACTGATGGCATTAAATAGCTTCATCCAATACAAAGTCAAATAATGTAGGTACTGATAATTTGTGCAGCATAGCCTTAATGTAATAATGTCCATCATTAAAATATTCGCTGTTCAATTCTACACTCACTGCTTTTCTGCCAAGTTCTAAGGCCTTATATGCTGTACTGAATAAACCTCCGAAAGGATCATCTATTAATTCGCCTTTCATAGAATACCTGTTTATCAATCTTTCAATAATATCAAACTGAAGTGGACAAATATGTTTCTCTTTTTTACCGTTCACCTGCTTTGCATTTAATGTATTCATCCGGTTTATATCCGTCCAAACCATATCATTATTACTATGCACGGGCAATGTCATAAACGTGCTGCTTAATTTTTCCATCTCGTCCAGATCCTTGCAAACTCTCAGGTGTTCATTGAAATCATACAGCTCAGTGCTATTGTGTTTTTTCCAGGCAGATACTATTCTTTTCAGATCAATAGCCTGCAGTTCTTCTTTGCTTAAAAAACGGTCACCGTTGCTTCTTTGGTAGGCATGTGCATCCAGTTGCCAAAGTGCTTTTGTATAATCAGATTTTTCTTTTTGTACAGGATGATCTGCATAAGCATTATTCATTTCACTTGGCGCTTTTCTAAATAGTAAAACATACTCAGGAAGTCCAACTCCCATTTTGCTTGCATCCTTACATTGTTCTGTCCATCCTAATCTGTAAGTCTGGTTATTTTCAGCCACCACATCAGTAGTCACCGTTATTTTACCCATCAGGTAAAAACCATGTTTAATAAAATGCTGTACGGTTTGACCGGAAAAATCTGATATCGTTGTAAAAGATGTGCCATTCTGATAGCTGTATCTTATCCTGTCCTTTACATGAATAGCAGCTACCCGCCCAGGTTTTAATACTCTAAGCAGGTCAGGAGTTAAAAAATCCATCTGCTTAAAGAAATTATCATTGCCATGATTATGACCAAAATCATTATAGTTGTCGCTGTACTCATAATGATCTCCAAAAGGGATTGATGTCAGGATCATGTCCACTGAATTATCAGGCATTTCTTTTTTATCACTATGTACCGCAACGGTATCATTGTTATAGATAGTTACATTATCATAAGTGATCTTCTTTCCGTTTTTAAAAATTTGTCTTGCCATTTGTGATTTTATTAAGTCTGAGTTAAGCCCATTTTCTTTTACCAGGGCAATCATTTGTTTATTTAGTTCAAGGTGTTTTGCCCACTTAGCTTTAAGTGTTTTCAATACCTCATATTCGTTTTCTGTATAAATTATGTGAATGTTTACAGGTTCTTTTTGTCCGAAGCGGTAACACCGGTGAATAGCCTGTATGAAATCATTGAATTTGTAATCTATCCCGGCGAAAATCATATTGTGACAGTAGTCCTGAAAGTTGCAACCGGATCCTGCAATCTTTGGTTTTGTAAGCAGGTATTTATACTTGCCTTCGCTGAAGGCGATCAATAGTTTTTCTTTCAGTTCATTCGGCTGGCTGCCATATACACTGGCAAATGATTCACCTTTAAAATCAGCTTCCAATACTACCCGTTCAGCTTCTAAATGATGCCAGATAATTGTATTTTCATTGATAGTTTCTGCAATTTCACAGGCTTTATTTATCCTGGCTGCGAGGCTGTCTCTTTTTTCCCTGCTTACTTCCAATAGAGATTTTGACAGGTCTTTAAAAAGAATTGGCACTCCCCATTTATCTTTTGGCTGTTCTTTTACATTGTAGCTTATACAATGCTCAATGATGTTTAATTCAGGTAAAATATATTCGCTGTCATCATAGCCAAGATCAGCAGGCGTATTGATAAACGCTGCCCAGGTACTTACCCATTGCCAAAATTCTTTTTTCTTATTATCATAGAGTTTCAGGTTACCTGCTTTTGTAGAGTCTCTTTTGAAGAACCTCGTTAAAGCATGACCTCTTGAAATCACTCCTAAATAATCTGCATAGTTCAGTATCTCAATAAAATCATTTGGGGTAGGTGTGGCAGTGGCAACAAACCTGTAGTTTACTTTTTTAAAATACTTTAAAACATAATTGGTTGTTTCCGTCTGCAGGTTTCTTAAAATAGAGGCTTCGTCAAAAGACACTCCGCAAAACATTTCAGGGTTTATATCTCCCATTCTTACCCGTTCATAATTGGTAAGATAGATCTGCACATTTGCGTTTTCAAAGTTGTCAGTATCGGTGATGTAATCAATTTTTAATCCAGTGTTCAGTTTCCTGTTATCCCGTTTAAATTCACCCGATACGCCAAGCGGACAAACAATAAGAAAAGGTTTATTGTATTTGGCAATTAACTGTTTTGCAATTTCAAGCTGCATAAAAGTTTTACCAAGACCGAAGGATGCGAATATAGCACGGCGGCCACCCTCCAGGCAAAAGTTTACAATATCCTTTTGATGTGGGAAAAGCTTTTCTGAAAATATTAAGTTATCGGTTTCCATTCCGAACTTTTCAGCTATCACCACTTTTGATTTTAAAAACTCGTTATAATTCATTATGGTTATTTTTTATAAATCCAATACAATCCGTTTCTTATAAAATCTGCTTTATTTTCAATTACCATCTTATTCATTATCAGTTTGAAATAAAAAGCGATCACTCCATAATTGTATTTATGCCTGCAAATCTGCCATACCTCATTAGTAGTAATGCTACCAAGCTTTTTCAACCGATCTTTCAGCATTTCTTCAATGTCTTGCTGCTTATATGCTGCTGATGCTTTTCTTAATTCTGCTAATTCCATATAAAAAATTCACTTTCTTTTTTGAATACTTCTTTCAATGGTTTATTCGTGTCATAGGTTCCTTTACTTACATGCCAGGCAGTTGAAAAACTTACTCCCGACAGCCTTGCCGCCTCTCTTATCGATGTTCCTTTTGATAAGTAATTCTTTATCTTATCCACTTCCTGTTCATTTATCTTTCTTGCTATTCTCATCTCGTTTTTTTAAAAGCCGGCCATTTTAGAAACAAAGCCGGGTAGTGTATGAAAATCGAGAAACTTAATTCTTACTGAATGTTACATCGGTCAACTGTCTGCCATTATTCCAGATGCTATATTTCTTTCCTTCCTTCATTATCTTCATCGTTTCTATCTTACCAAACTTTTTTATATTGCCACCCAGGTCCAATACCCATCCTTCTTTTTTAGTTCCATCTTCGTACATAAAAGGACGCATCACCCTGCCAATGATCTGGTAATAAAGTGCAAGGCTCATGGTGCTTCTTGCCAGCAATACAGATTCCAAAGCAGGGAAATCAAAACCGGTGGTGAGCACTCCTACGTTTACCACACATCTTATTTCGCCGCTTTTAAAAGCGGCAAGTATCGTTTCCCGTTTTGCTTTATCAGTTTCTCCGGTAAGTAATACGGCACCCGGTATGTATTGCAATGCTTTTCTTGCTTCATCCAGTAACGAACAAAACACCAGGCAATTTTTTCTTTTGGAAAGCAAATAATTGGCCCACTTGGCAGTCAGCTTTTCAAAATTTATTTTCCGGTACAGAAAACGAAGTGAATCAGCTGTAAAATCATTTCCCTGCCTGTTTACCTGCAGCATACTTCTGTCAATGGCATCTATGGAAAAATATTTAAGCGGGGCAAGGTATCCTGCATCAAACAACACGCTGTTATCAATATAATAAAGCACCTCGCTGAATACCTTTTCATTGGTGGTAGTTATCCATTCCAGCACAGCACCTTCAAAAGTGGAAGTAAGCCGGTAAGGTGTAGCCGTAAGGCCCAATACTTTTGCATGTGATATTGAATCAAGAAAATCCTTATACATGCCATTGCTTGCATTCACCAGGTGTGCTTCATCTATGATGATATTCTCAAAGCTTTTAAATAAATGATGCTTGCTGGCCACACTGCCGATCGTGGCAAAAGTGATATCATCCACCATTTTGCTTCCTGCAGATGCACTATATATGCCGGCACGATATCCATAGCTGATAAACTTTGCATAATTCTGTTCCAGGATCTCTTTGCTGGGTTGAAATACAACGGTCTTGCCACGAAGTTCCTTTGCAATGTTGGCAATGATAAGGCTCTTGCCACTTCCGGTTGGGTAGATCATCAGCCCATGATCTTTTCGTTCTTCATTGAAAAAATCAACGGCTTTTGTTATGCCTTCGGTTTGATATGGTCTTGGTATGAATGCCATTACATTACAGCTTCTTCAAATTCTTTTTCAGTTTTTACATCCGTTTCAGTTTGTTTGAAAAGATCTCCCTGCCGTTCATCGGGTTCTTCTTCTTCCTTCTCTACCGGCGTATAGTTACCTTCTTTATACAGGCTTACTTCTTCCCTGGCATTGTCCGTTGCGGTTTTCAATTCGTTCCACCATTTGTAAGATGACAGGCTGTCAAGCGTTATCTCCGGACTTTTGATCTCCATCCAGCCGCCTGCAGAACTTACATACTTCATACCCGAAAGCCTGATGGTATCATAACCCTTGCTTGCTTTTACCTTTACTCCATGCACACGGTAAAGCGATGTGAGTTCATCACCGTGCATCATATCAATATCCTCCACCTCAATTTTACTGTGTTTGAATACTTCATTAATACAAGCCAGGTGCACATTGAAGTTTGCAAATGCTGTAAGCAGTGAATCTTTTACAATACCGGACCCGGTAACATTGTGCTGGTCGCCAATGCCGATCCCTTTAATTACTTCATACTTGTAATTGCAGAATTCATCTTTAATGGTAGCTTCTATAATGGAGAAGCTGCGGCCATCTTCGGTGAATTCCTCTTTTATCCAATGGTCAAAATAGGTGAGATAGAAATTTGCCAAATATTGGCTCAGATAATTTCCGATAGGTAAGCCAGGAGCACTATCAATGATCTCATCTAACAACCATAACAGGTTATTATCTTTTATTTTCCTTCTTAATAATAATTTTAATATTTTATGATCAATGGAAGGATAGAATTTCCGTAGATCCATTTTTAAACAATACTGCGTACCAGGCACATCACGCAAAGCCTGTTTAACGGCATTTGCGGCGGCATGTATGCCTCTTCCTTTTATGCAACTAAAAGTATCTTTTGTAAAAACTGATACAAATACCGGCTCCAGCAAATTCATTATTGCATGATGAGTGATCCTGTCTGGAAAATAGGGAAGACGATAGATCACTCTTTCTTTTGGTTCATGAACTGTAAAAATTGTATAAGCAGATGTTGAATAAATTTTATTGATCAGCTGAGTATGGAGAGTAAATAAATTAGATTCACGATTAATATCATGTATCTGAATTCCATACTGCCAAGATTTACCTTTTCTTGCCTTTTTATCAGCCAGCAATAAATTTTCGATGCTGCAGATGTATTTATATATGTTACTTATTCTTTGCATTATCGGCGCTTTGCTTTCAAAGACTCATCTTCGTTTTCACTACCAATGAATCATGTTATTGATTTATTTTTTGCCAAGAGGCAGGGTCTGCGCCGCATTTATTATTTCAGCAGAGGTGAGAGCTGACATTCGAATTCGAGTTCTGATTATCGTAGTCGTTGTACGACAGACTGGAACCTGAAGAAGGCCGCTCTTGCAGCACACCACCCATTCCTGCTATTTCAACAGAAAATATGTTTCATATAGTTTCAAAAATTGTTTACCTGCATATTCTGCCAGTTCTCTGCTTTTAAAGCAAAGGCGAGAGCCGACAGCCGAACCCGAGCCCCGATTATCGCAGACGTAGTACGACAGACCGGAACCCGAAGACAGGTCAAACCATGGGTAGTATTTCCATTCACTACTATCCGACCAATTAGGTTTCCATGTGTTGTTATCATTATTCACTTTGTTCAATGCTTCGGTAATTATGATAAGCTTTGTATGCGCTATCATTGCATCCTGATGATGCTTTGGAAATGCAGAAAAATCGGGTAAGACTTTTACTGCATCTAATTTGAGTGCCTTACAAGCAGCTTCAAACGTTTTGATTTTTTGTGCCATTATTTTTATTTATAGTGTGAAAAAATCTTCATATAGTTTCAAAAATTGTTTACCTGCATATTCTGCCAGTTCTCTGCTTTTAAAGCAAAGGCGAGAGCCGACACTCGAAGCCGAGTCCCGATTATCGTAGCCGTCGCACGACAGACCGGAACCCGAAGACAGGTCAAACCATGGGTAGTATTTGTACTGGTTGGGATTTTTCCAGTCAGGTTTCCAACCTTCATTTAAAATTTCTATTATTATTTTAAGGATTTTATATGCCATCTCATCAGGCGTATCATTATCATTTACAATACTCGAAATTGTTATTCCCTTAATTTTAAAAGCATCTTCAGCAGTTTTTACACGATCCATTATCCCCTTTGTTTTAAATAATTCCATTCCAAAAAGGTTTTCAAGAACTTTTTTTACATCAGGGCATCCATTGTTGTATGCTACGAGAGCATTTTCTTTTGTTATTTGTAAATTTTCCATCAGTTTGTTTTTTAAAACGGGGTTTTATTAAAAGGAATTCTCATTCCCGCATCAGCCACATGTACAGTTTTTCCGGTTGCTTCTTCCACTTCTGATTTAAACCTTGCTGCATGGCTGTTGCTTTCGCTTAAATGGATCAGCACAATATTGTTGACAGCACTCAGGTCGTAGGATTGCAGCGTAAGCTTGCAGGTGGCCAGGCTCATGTGGCTGGTGATCACACGGTCCCTCAGAAACTTTGGATTCACACCATCGGCCAGCCGCTTATCAAGTATGGTTTGGCAGTAGTTGGCCTCAATGATGATATTGTTAAGCCCTGCGAAATTGTACTCACAGTAATAACTATCCGTAAGGAATAGAACAGTGCCACATTCTTCATGCTGTACCAGGTAGCCAAGCGGTTCTTTGCAGTCGTGTTTTGTTTCAAAACATTTTACCAGGAAGCCACGCATCACAGCCGTTTTATCTATATCCATATATCTTGCCCTGTGGTGGGTAGCTGTTCCCATTTCACTATGCGTGCCTTCTGAGGCCCATACATTAATGCCGGCTGCCAGTACATCTTTCACCGCTTTGCAATGATCCTGGTGCTCATGTGTAACAATACATCCCACTACTTTCAGCAGGTTATAACCAAGTGCCTGTTTTATCCGGTCAAACCGTACACCGCATTCAATGAGTAACGCTTCGCCGCTGCTGCTTTGCAGTATGTAAGCGTTACCCGCTGAATTGCTGTTGATGATGATTAATTCCATTAGAAGGGTGCTGCTGTTTCTGCAGCCGGTTGCTGATTATTTATTTTTGTTCCTACTACTTCAGCATTGTCAAAACTCATCGGCTTTGAGTTGCCGTTGTTTCTTACCTCTGCCATTACTTTATCCGCCGCATCTTCATCCACATCTGTTTCAATGGCGTTGGCCATTTCTACACTCAGGTAACCATATTTGCTCAGCAGGTTTCTCAATACCGTTTTCAATGCCATGGCATCAAACTCGTTTTTCCAGGGTGATCCGTTGAAGGAATAAGATTTAGAATACTTGGCAGCATGGGCCGTCACTCTTTCTTTGGTCATGTACAGGGTTTTGCTAAAGCCGTTCAGCAGTTCAAAATGTGCGAAGTAGCCTATCACGGTTTCGCTTTTCTTTTCACCGGTCAGGTCAAATTCACCCGTGAGCTTATTAGCGGTTTTATATTCACCTTCATACACCACATCTGCATTCATAAACCTGTACTGCCCGGTACGCAGCGCTAATTGTATTAATCCTTTGTACCCGATCTGAAACTGTGGCACTCCTTTGTATGCCACTATCCAGGCAAAACCAAGGCTTTTATTAATAGGCAGTTTCAGAATGGCGGCTTTCATCGTTTGCATGATCACCTGCTTGGGATCACATTCCTGCAAACTCTTTTCTCCCGCATACAGATCTATGATGGAGGCGGCAAATGCATTGCGGCTTTCACCAAGTGCATTCATCAGCTGGTTCTGTACATAATCTTCGTTGATGGCAAGCTTCAGGGAGTCTATCCGCTGAATGGCCATGCTTTTGTTTTCTGTTGTCATAATTTTTATTTGATTTGATTTTTAAAAAAGTTTTATACCTCTGCCATTTCTGCTTCAGATGCAGTTACCCTCAGCTTTTTATCTGATGCGGATACGATCAGGTTGATCAACTGGCAATCTGTTTCGGGCAGGTTGATCACACTCTCCCGGTTATCTACCCATACCGGTGCCTGCACATCGTAGTATTCAGAAAGTGTATTGATGATATCAAGACCAGCCTGAATTTTTGCAGCAGTGTTAGCATCAGCATAGGGCACACCGTTGATCAGCGTGGTGCAGGCTTCTGTCTGTCCTCCGTTTATTTGCTCTTCAAACATTTTGAAACGAACTATTTTGAAACGGCCATTGATACGGTTTTCCAGTGTGTCCATCTTTGCTTTGGTAAACTGTTCTATGGAGAATTCAACACCTTCAAGACCGGCAAGCTCCTGCGCCATGGTGGCTTCCTGCGTTTGCAGTTCATCAATTCTTGCCAGTTGTTTTTCACGCTGGCCCCTGGCAGATAAGATCTGTTTCAGATCGTCCACCTGCGCCTGCAGTTCTTTTTTACGTTGTAGCAGGGCACTGTTATCATCTGCTTTGTATGGAGTATTTATTTGTACGTTCAGCGTTTCTATCTGTTCCAGATGTGTGCTGTATTCAATATTGGCAGCAATCGCATCTTTCACCTGCTGATCTTCCGCATTGCTTAGCCTGGCATGTTCTGCTTCCAGCGTTGCAATATCATTTTGCAATGTTTCTATTTCAGCTTTCAGCAAACTGCCCGCTTCTTTTGTGTTTGCTAATTTTGCTTGCAGCACGGTTATTTCATCGGCAAGCAATTTTCCTGCATCTACTATTTCATCAAGGCGTTTTGATTTATTGCTGTTGAAGTTGGCGGTCAATTCTGCTTTTTTTGCCTCCACATCATTGGTTTCATAGGCTCTTTTGCAGGCCGGACAATGAAATTCTTTATCATTAAAAATTAATTCCTCTTTTGCAACGGTTTCCCAACGATTGACAAGCTCTTCTTTTTCTTTCTCAATTTTGCTTAGTTTTTCTGCGTCTTTGTTGTAGTTTACAAGCAGATCATTTTTTGCATCCTGCTTACTGCGGAGGGCAGATTTTTTATTGATAATGAACTGCTGCCTGTCACGGCTTATTTGCTGCACATTATTTTTTACTTCAAATTCTATTTGCTGATTGCGTGCCCGCAGATCACCGGCTTCTTTTATTTTTTCTGTGATGGATTGCTGGTGTGCTTTTGCTGCCTGTGATTTATTCATCAGCAAGCTGTCCACGTTTTCTATATCAGCATTCAGCGCCGTTATTTCTGCTTCTGCCTGGCTATAATCTTTTTCTTCAGGTAAGGCCCTGTTTGCTTCTTCAATACGTGAGGGAAGGAGGATCAGTTCATCTTTCAGCTTTTTCTTTTTAGCAGAAATTTCTTTTTTAAATTCATCTATTGTTTTGTCTGCTTTCAAGGCATTGATCAGTTGTGTAAAATCATAGCTGGTTCCATTATTCAGTATCTCATCCAGGACAGCATCATCTGAAATATTTCCGGCCATTTGCATCAGCACTGCACGGCGGTCCTGCCATTTCAGGCTATTGAAATACATGGTATTGGTGATCAGTTTAAAAAGCTTTTCATCCAGCAGGGTAGCGATCTTTGCCTGGTATTCTTCCTGCTTCATCGGTACATCATTCCAGAAGTATGCTGTTTCATGTCCGCTGAATTCGCTTTCTGTGGATCCTCTTTTCTTTGTCCATTTTTCTCTGAAGCTGCGGCGCAGTTGTATTTCATTTCCGTTTACAAGCAGCACTGCTTCTACTTCGTGATCCAGTTTGTGAAAGGGTTGATTGTTTGCATCCAGGGTTTTAATTTCAAAATCTTTCCTGTCTGTGCTGTCTTTTCCAAACAGCAACCATAGGAAAGCGTCCATTAACGTGGTTTTTCCGGTGGCATTTTCGCCAAAGATGTTTGTGATGTGTGTAAACAGGATGGTAAATGACCGGATCCCTTTGAAGTTGGATAGACTGAGTTTTTTAATTTCAATTTTCATACCTTTGATTATTATTTGTTATAAAATAGATTTGATTTTTAAAGGACCCGCCGACTCGTAATCAGCGGGTCTTTTGTTTTAGGCTTCGCCGCCAAGTTCTTCACCAGTTTCTGAAGTCGTTTCTTCAGTAGTGGTTTCTTCCGGTGTTTCTTCACCGTCTTTTGGGTCTTTGTAGTTCGTGTACTTTTTCATTTATGATTATTGATTTGGTGACTTAATTAATTGCCCAATAAAGTTTCCAGGGCTCATCACAGATCGTTGATGTGTCTTTTACATGATCCAGATACCAGTTAAGATCCGGTTGCATTATCACACCAAAATCTTTTACCAATTCTGTTCTGATATATTTCCATTCAGCTGTGTTATTGAATACTTTTTTGTACTGCTTTACGATTGCACTTTCAGGTCTTGGGTTATTTACATAGGTTACTTTGGTGCATCCAAACATGCAGATCAGCACGAATACAACTATTAATAAGAGGCAACCGCCATAACCGTCTTGTTTGTTTTGTGTTTTCATCTTACATGTTTTTTATCAGGGTTGTCACCGCAAAAACGTGGGTCCGGTGTTGGAAATGCTTCGTCAAGTTCTTGCTGTGAAAATTTTTTATCATTCCATCTGTAAAAAGATTTGCCACCATGAATGCAAAAGGTGAAATCAAACATCTTTACTGATCTGTTTTTTACATAATCGGAAACGGTTATTTGTTTTAATGCAGGCATATTATTTTGGTTTAATAATTTTTAAAGAGACCCCGATGTGGAAACACCGGGGGATTTTTACCCTAACTAATCGCTATGAAAACGATCTTTAAAAGCGGCCACCATTCGCCGGGATGACCGCTTTACTGCTGAACAATTCACTCCGGAAGGGCAACCAGATCCCTTGTTTTTTAAATTGAGTCAGCAGAATTATTTTAAAGAACTATTGATCTATTCCGTGCCGTCTGAAAAAATCTGTTCTGTCGTTTCCGAAATTTTTAATTTTGAAAATCATCCACACTGAAAACAATACCACTATTACGAATACTGCGATCAGAATAATTTTCATCCTACTTTTTTTAGTTGGTTAAGTGTTGAGTTTTCCAATACAAAGTTTTCCAGGTCTTTCAGGTAGAATCTGTATTCCTTACCCGTTTTGCTCACGTTAAAATTCCCTTTGCGTAACACTGTTCTTTCCATCAGTGCAGATTCTTTCAATCCGGTTATTTCCATAGCTGCTTCTTTACTTACCCATTTTGGTTTGATGGCCATATCCATTTTCACAATTAGGAGCTGCTTTAAGTCTTTCAACTCTTTTTCCATTTTCATTTGCCGGTTCAGTATCATTTCCAGTTCTGCCATTGTTAGTTCAGTTGTGATCTGAATAATTCATATTGAGCAATAGCCTTTCTCATCTGTTTCCAGGTAAAGAAGGGAATATTGTTTGCCAGGGCCCATTGTTTAATGGGCTTCAAGTAGGCAATTGCTTTATAACTTATTTCCATGATTATTTTTTAATGACCAAAATCATATACCATACAACTAAGTGGGTATTGTTTTCGGGTGAAAAATGTGTTACCTTGCTTGACTTACTTCCTCGTTAGATTCTTGCTCTATTACATCCTCGGGCTTTAATCCCAAATGATCGGCAACCATTACCACGATGCTGTATTGGTTTAAATTGTTACTGTTCCTGTCCAATGTAACCGGTAAAGAAGTTGGCTTTAATTTCAGAGCTTTCGACACTAATGCAAAGAGGTCTGGGTCCGATTTAATCTTATCCAAAACCTCTTGTTTAAACTTTGCCATGTGAATTGTTTTTCGTTAAATTTGAATTGTTATAACACTAAGACATAACAAATATACAAAACAATATTTCGTGTTTCCAAATATTTTACGAAATATTTTTCCAGTTTTTATTTCGCATGAAAATCAATTACTTGTGAGTAGGCCAGAAGAAATTTTAAGAATTGCAAGAGAAAAAGCTCGTTATACACAAGCTGAAATATCAGAGAAATTAGGTATTTCCAGCAGGCATTATCAGAATATTGAAGAGGGAAAATTCCCAAAATTTAAGGGGGATATTATTAAGAGTATTGATAAGTTACTCAACTTACATCTTTACGAAATAATTTATGAACAAAAAGTTCCACGTGAAGTCGGTCATCTTGAATTGCAGGAAGATCAGCCCGCCTACTTTCAGGACCACAAAACCCGTTCCCGGTCAATAAGGCTTAATCTTAAACACGGCAGTAAGCCTATCCCGGTTTTCAACGGCAAAGCCTCTGCTGGTTCCATACAGCTTGTAAATGATGAGCCTGAAGTTATCCTGGGATATATAGATTATCCGGAAATAGGTCGTACAGATGGCACGGCAGAGGTAGTAGGGCATAGCATGTACCCTACCTTCAGCAACGGCACCAGGGTAGCCATAAAAAAGGTTGAAGATTTCGACATGCTGGTTCCCGGCAATTACTACTGGTATATAGATAAAGAATTTAACGGCTATGTAAAAAGACTTGGCAGAAAGATGAAAGAAGGTATTGTTACCTGGTTCAGCGACAATCCGGATCAGGATAAATTCCCGCCGTATGACATTAAGCTGTCAAAGGTGCTGGCGGTTTTTAAAGTGGTGGCTGATGTAAATAAGAGGTAAATCGTTTAACCATGAAACATATATTTTTATTAGCTTACTTTTTATTCCCCTGTTTCACAAAAGGGCAGGACAGTACCATTCAGCGAAGCAAGTTTGAAGAGTTTACAAGTAGAACAGGTGTTTTAATAAAAACAGAAACTTTTGAAGCAGGGAATCAAAAAGATTATAAGGTAAGTGTTACTAAAGCAACTGATATTGAAAGCAATCTTTCATCAAAGGCAATTTATATTTATCAAAGTAAGAACATGATTTTTGTAGGCCCTTACAAGGTCAGTGTTCTTTACATAGATTGGGAAGAAGTTCCGGCTTTTATAAAAGCTTTAAAACTACAGCAATCACTACTTGACACTAAACCTCAAAACGAGATTGATTATACATATACAACTGTTAACGGTGTTGTAGCTACATGCTCTTACACAGTTGACGGGGTATCTAAGGGATGGGTTATAACCTTTCATAAAATATACAAACATCTTGGAACTATGGTCGCAAATAGCTTGGTTATGGTAAAAAAGAAAGATTTTGAAGATATAATAAGCCTTCTTGATGTTGCAATTAAAAAAGATTATTGATAGCAAATAAAACAGTTAGCTATGAAACATATATTTCTAATCGGACTGTTATCCTTATCGCTGATTTCGTACTCTCAAAAAGGGAGTTATTTAAAATTTGCACCCGGTATCTTGTTGGTAAAAGACGGAGATCCTACTTTCAACGGATTTTTTACAGCCGGGAAATCATTTGCAAATTATTTTAAAGCTGGATTGTCGGCAGGGTATTATAAATTCAGTGGTGCTGATAAGGCTGTGATACCTGTAGGATTAGATTTTGCTTATCTGAATGTAAACTCAAAGAAGATCAGCCCTTACTTTACCGCCGGTGCTTATTACCCGATTTATAGCAGCAGAAATACATTTTCTTCTCCCGGTGTTTATGTTACCAGCGAATCAAAAGGAATTTATCAGTTCAAAATAGGTGCAGGGATTGCATTACCTATTGAACAGTTGCATCAAATCATATTATCCGGTGCTTACATGCCTGCAAAATTTAATATAACAACAGCTACTTCTACTTACGGGGTAGGCCGTCCGGCTACTTATACTGTAAAAGAAATAAGCACCACAACTGACATGTTTTCTATAACGCTTGAATTTATACTTTTCGATGGCAAATAAAATTAGCTTATGAAGATCTATTACTCAAATGAACCAACTGGAGATGATAACGCAGATAAAATACTTAATCTGGTTTTAGAAAAATGTAAGTATCAAATCATGTGGCATCTCAGGCATTTGGAAGATGAAATAAATAATGAAAAAGAAGGGATAATTACACTTGTAATATCAGACAATAAAAAGGGAGTAGGGTTAAAGGGCTTTTCTAAAGAACTTGCTGAAAAAATTCTTGACATAGTCAATAAAATTGATCTCAGATTTCTTTCTTGAAAACCTTTTAATTACTGCATTTCGTACTTTTTTAAGTTCGGGTAATTCAAGAAAGTGATCAAATTCATCATTGTCCATAAACACAAAGTTATAAAAAAATAATGTCGGTCAAAATACCAATATGGAACCAGCGAATGATCCTGTTAATGAAGCACTGTAAAGAATCAGGGTTAGTTCATACACAAAAAGAGTTTTTTGAATCGATAGATTTTGCAGAAACGAATTTAAAAGATGTTCGTAAAGGGATCCGGAGCTTTACCCTGGTTCAGGTTATTACCGCTGCTAAGAAGTATAATATAAATATGAATTGGATTGCCGGTTTGGATAATGAAATGAAGCGCCGCAAATCGGTGAAAAGCCTGGATCTATTGAAAGAAGCTGTAAAAGCAGTACAAGCAGAATACGGAAAATAGGAGTAGTTTACTTTAACAGGAAAATTAATTTAGCTGATTGTCATTGTAGTTGTGAAAGAAATGAGCGACCCGTCCGGTCCGCACACATACACTCTCACAATTACTTGATGGTCAACTAACACGTTGGCCATCCTCCTTTTAAGGGAGACACTCCACCCGATTTTAAAACACAGGAAGGCACACAAAGACACAGGAAACACCCCTGTTTACTTTAACATGCCAAGAACATTTACTTTAACATTTTAAAACTTAAACATGGAGAACATCAACACATTCCCGATGATTTACAAACACCGGATCAACTCAGCCGGCATGGTTCCAATTGTCATTTGCATTACGATCAACAACAAACCCGTGGCCTATGAGCCACTGCACAAAAGAGTATTGCTATCCGATTGGGATCCTGAAAAAAGAAAAGTAAAAGACGACCTGCTCAATTCGCTTATCAAAAAAAGAATTGCGGAGTTGGAAGAGATCTTTATAAAAAAGATGCTGGCTGATGAAAGCATCACCGGACCAATGGTAAAAAAAATACTGGCCGGCGAACATCAGCCGAAAAACTTCTTTGAGTATGCTGAATACATCATCAATAATAAAACTCTTGCGGATGGATTACCGTACAATGATGACACCAGGCGCCGGTATCGTGATGAAATTAAAAGACTGAAGCAATTCCAGCCACATCTCTTTCTTTCCGATATAACTACACCGTTCCTTAATCAGTACCGCAAATGGCTGCTAAATGATTACAGGAAGAAAGATAAAACCAAACTTCACAAGAACAGCATCTGGAAAACATTCGGATTCATCCGCATGATCTGGCGCTGTGCCGACAAAGACCGATTGGTGAAGCATGAAAACAATCCTTTTCAAAACTTTGAAGTGGGATCCTTTGAAACTGACCTGCAGAAAATAAAGTACCTTGAACTGAGCCAGCTCGAGATAATAGAACAAACACTCATCACTAAAGAATCACTGATGGATCCTTTTACGATTAGAGTAGGGTGGCGTTTCCTGGCCATGTGCGTGTTTGGCTTACGAATAAGCGATGCCATGAGATTGGATGAAGGATTTATAAACGATGCCGGTTATCTTGATTTCACTCCATTCAAAACACGCCGGCACGGTAACACTGCACAAGTGCCCATTGTAAACGACCGGCAAAAAAGATACCTGAGTAAAACATTTGAACTTCCCTTGCCCGCAAAGAATCATAAATCATTCAGAACGGACTTTAATGATCACCTGAAAATAATCACTGCCATGTCGGGAATCTCTATTCATCTTACATCACATGTGGGTCGTCATACTATGGGATCTTTCCTGGTTGATGGTGATGTAACGGAAAAATCAGCAATGGTGATGCTGGGAGTAAAAAGCGATCGGGTAATAAAAACGTATATGCATTTGAAACAAAGTAAGCTTATTTCGGAGGCAAATAAACTCAACAATGTAATGTGATTTTTATGACAACTTAATTTGATTTTTATGTATGACCCGTCAAAAAGAAGTGATACCGGCTGCCTGTTTGCCTTATTTCAAGGACTGTGGCTGCTGATCAGTGAGCCAGTGAAATGGGTGTATAAAAAGCTAAAAAAGCATTAAATGGTGCATTTTTTGTAAATTAAATGCAATTTTTTAAAAAAACTTTTGAAAGTATAATTGATAGATTAATTCCAACTACTATATTTACATTGACTAACGGATAAACCAAGCTTATGATAGCGCATTACCCACCTAATCACCTCAAAGGTATTACACCTATCATAATTATTTATTCCGGTAAAGAAACAACGGAGCATCAGAAATAAATTAGATGCTGGTTCGTTATTTGTATAGTTCTTAATATAGTGCAAAAGAAAAGACCCCCGCAGCTGAGAACTTTGGAGGTCTTGGCCTGATTTAACTGTCAGGCGACAGCTTGAAAAACCGTGTCCTTATTTTGTGCAACCTGGACATGGAAACTTGAAAACGCCGGTTGGGTGGTAAATCACCTTTCCCTTTACAGTTATGTAAGGAGTGAAGATGAAACCATCACAACAACGACCTTTACAGGTTTTTTTGTATGGATCTGACATCAAAAAAATGCTCCCGTCGGGATTCGGACCCGAATTTCACATCTTAGCAGGAAGGCGTTCTATCCGTTGAACTACAGGAGCGAAACAAGCTAAAGCCTTGACACGAAAATGTCAGGGCTTTTTAATATAACATAATTCAAATTATAAGAAAACATGGGTTTAATTTATTGATAATAAAGAATTTAGCCACGCTGCTCGTGGGAACTCCGATCCCTTACTTTCTTGTTTTGATTTGCGTACCTTAATGGAAACTAACTGTTTTATGAATAATTCAAAAATCCTTTATGTAGATAAAGGATTTTTTAGCCTTTACTAATAAAATGGACAAGATAAAATACAACTGTGATTTAATAAATGAGAACCTTTTATCGAAGTCTGCTGATTTAATTTTGATACACGAAGACATTACAAGTTCATTTGTCGCTGGTAGATATGTCTGCTTTCTATCCCTCTCAATAAGTGCAGGTAAGTTTGATTTAATGTTTTTCGATTTCAAAAACAGCGATAAAAGTTTTCAGAATTTCTTGCATTATTATAAAGACGTAGTTAGTAATTATGCTGAAAAACTTAAATATTCTTTTGATTACCTGAAGTCTGAATATGATAAAAACTATAATGAGTTTTTGCTAAAAATTGGAGACCATCCGCCCTTTTGAACTGCTGCAATAAATCTTCTTAATTTTTTATATGCAGCTTTGCTATTAGTTGTGTAAAAAGAAATACCATCAGCATCATATACTTTTGAAATTGAATTCTTCTTTTGCTGATTATGGTTTGAAGTTTGTTTATTCGCCATGATGAAAAATTTAATGAACAATCCGTATTACAAGAGATTGCTTTTAGGTGAATCTCCTGCTAAGCCTTTGGAATAATTCAGATGCAATTAATGCTCTTATTGTAGTTCCATTTAATTCGATAACAGTTTCATTCGGCTTCGCCTCATACTCACTGCGTTCGTTCCTAAGAAATTCTTTATTAAGAGTGTCCCCAAATAAGGATTTTTTCCGCTTCATTATTATTGATGACAGCGCAGAAAAAATCCTTATTTGGGCACATGGTATGTCTTCTTATAATTGTCGTTATGTATAAATAGGCGCACACAGCATCCCTTCACGTTGTCGTTATAAAAAACTTACGACAACGGCTAACCTAAATAACATAACGCATGACTATAAGTAAAGGGAAAACTTGTTTATAATTTTAACTGTACCAGTGAAGAAATTTTTTCCAGAGGGTACTATTTTTGCATCAGATTAAATCAAAGAACTATTAACGATCCCCAAGAGCCGACAAACTTCTGGGGATTGTTCTTTTACAAAGGTAGAACCAATGCATACTTTTTTTCTGCAGTTTCATTCATATTATATCCACAATTGGTAGAAAGTTTTTTTTAAAGTAAAAATTCTTAGCAGCAAAAGAAATCGTTATTTTCGCACTCGCAAATAAAAAAGCCGCCTTACATTGGGCGGTTTTTTATTGTCCTTTTTTTAATTCATTATGGGATCGGTTCTTTTTTGCTGCAAATGACTCCTGCAGCACCCGCATGAAATCTTCCGGCAATCCCGGCTGGCCTTGCTGCAGATCCTCTGTCAATATTTTTGTAGTTCTGTTATAAATCAAATGAAGGATCCTTTTCTTTGTCCAGACAAACCAGGTTTCTTCTCCGATATCATATCCGATCATTTTTGCAATATAGCTGTACTCAAATCCTTTGTATTCGATAATGAGCCTGTATTCGTTGGTGATGGGATTGATTACTTTAATCATGAATAAAAACAGTTGGTATTTAATTATTACCCCGGTGCACTTTCAACACAACTTGCAAGGTGATGAGCCTGCTGCTTTTCCTTTTTATTAAGCTACGGGGAAATATACCAACTGTTTTCTCCTGTGAAAGGCATCAGTTTTTTTTTAATGTTAAAGATTTACATTTTCAATTTGAAATTATTAGATGATAAAGATACGAAAAAGCCATCCCGAATAATCGGGACGGCTACCATTAAATTAATAAAACACAAAACAAAAAAAAACGGGCCCGTATGGAAATACAGGCCGTTACCAAAATCAACTGCTTATGAGAAAAAGGTTATTCATAAAACATACTTTTTACAAAGCTGATAATACCGGTCACGATCCTGCATCCCGGTAAATCCTCCATTTATCTTTCTCACGATCTCTTTCATGTTATCTGCCAGTGCCTCGTCGATCAGTTTTTTACTGATCGCAAAGATCCAGCAGGCAGAATGAATAGCATACTCATCATTGGTTCGTAAAAGATCCGCCCACTCTGCCAATGTTTTCTGTAGATTGAATTTTGAACGCATATACGCTGCAAAGGCCGTGAAATTATACCGGCCCGTCATTTGTATTGGCCCCGAACCACGAAACATAAAGCCATCACCAGGCTGCACATTGCCAAGATCTTTACGGCCGCCATATACTTTTTCAGCCAGCTTTGCCGGGTTCTTTTCATAAGGCAATGCAGCATCAAGTGTTGGGAAACGAGTCTTCCACACCTCGGTCATTCGTTTAGCCGTATAGTTCAGGTTTTCTTCGTACTTGGTAAATTCTCTGCATTCATGTGCCAGGTTTGCCAGAAACTCATGAAAGATATCCGGTGTGTCTATTCCGTATTGAGGACAGATTTTATCCAGATAGTCAGCCAGCTTATCAGCCCTCTCAGTATTCAGCTTTGGGCAGATCAGTTTTAAGATGGTGCCTGTTATCATTTGCCTTTTTTAAGTATTGTGAAAAATGTATTTTCTCATCAATCATCCTGGCAAGCCTTTTCTTCTCGGCATCAGCTATTAGCTGCCGTTGCACGATATACGCCGGGATCTTCGGACCATCCTTTACCATCCCTTGTCCGTTCTGCTTTTCACAAACCGGGATACCGCTTTACGGGAGTGCCCCACTCGCTTCACACCCTCAACCACTTCACCCCTTGTCGTACCCATTGCCTTCGCAGCCGACCTTACCTCATGCGGTTGCTTTGCAGCGATCAGCTTCCTGTCTCTTGACAATGATTTTTTCTTAGCAGGCTTACCGGTAGATTTTTTATCCACCGCCTTCTTCACGGTTTTTTTCTTTATCATATAAAAAATTATTAATTACAAATTATAACTCACCACCCCTTTTAGTCTGTATTTTCATGTTCATATTTTTTACTCATCCAGCAAAGCCACCTGTACAGAAGAAACGCCCCCACCAACATTCCCGCGGCAAACCATGCAATAAATATCCACCAGGGAAATACACTCGTCTTCTTCTCACTCTCACTATGGGTTTTACCAGAGCTTTTTTTTAACTCCCTTATCGTCGAGTCCTGCTTATCCACTATCAGCCTCAGCTTTGTAGTGGAGTCAGCGCTTTCTTTCAATTGTTGCCGGAACCATACGATCTGCCCTTTGTAGGTAGTAGATCCGTCAGCATGTGTCGTCACTTCGTTTGTAGGCACCACACCGGCCTTTATTAAATTCAGCCGGTCAATGATATTTTGCTTTTCCAGCTCACTGGCAAAATTTGCATTTTTCAGGTCATTGATAATGGCCCGCAAACTATCATCATCACACTGCCGCACATTGCCAAATTGCACATTCGTTTCCAGCTCTTTTATCCTTTTCAGAAATACCTGGTACGTAGAGTCGGATATCCGCTTACTTACCAGCGCCTCTTTATAGGCCGAACTATCAAAAGAAGATTCACTTTCTGAATGTTTAAAAACATTGCAGGATGAGCTTACTGCAGCATAGCAGATCACCATCAGGGTTATTAACAGGGCAGCATATATCTTATTCATGTTAAAAATTTTATGCCAAGCCAAACGACAATGGCAAGTACAACAATAATTACGATCGCAACTTTTATAATCGTTTTACCGATTCCGGAAAATTGGCCACCGTCAAACATGATCATTTTTTTATAAAGTGAGCATTCATACCTATCCATGCAGCATAGCAGATGGTGGCAAAAACCACAATAGGAAACAATACCACAATCACCAGTACAATTTTTTCAACCGGGTGCAATGCTTTCCATTCTTTCTTTATGGTTACCTTTTTCATTCCATAATAACTTTACTATTATCAGACTGCCCTACTGCTGCACATCCCCACCCGTCACATTGCTATCTTTCGCAAACACTAAACCAATACCAGTAAGCACAGCCGATATGGTTGTGATAATAGATTCTTCGGTATAGTTGCCGCTTTTAACAGCAAATAATAACCGGGTAATACCTCCGGCAATTAATAATATACCGGTACTTGTCGTTTTCCAAGATTTAAGTTTCATAATTATATTATTTTAAAAATTTGCCAATTATAACAAGTGCAACCGCCCCAACAGCACTAAGGAATATCCATATCATTTTATCCCTACCCTTCGTCTTATTATCATCGTCTATCAATCCCGATAATCTTTTGCTGTGATTATCAACTCTGGTTTCGAGATTACCAACTCGCCCATTAGTTTTTGTAGTTTGGATGAGTATCTGCTCAATCTTATCATCCATTTTTTCCAGGCGATTTAATATTTGCTGTTCCATTGGTTCCATAATTTTTAAACTTTATCCTATCTTCTACAAATCATATTTTGCCCGATAAACATCATTGCCCGATACTGTGTACCCATAAATAGAACTAACATAAGCTGCATTGGGGTTTGTACCCTGAAGCGCACCTTTAAAAAGCGATTCGCCGTTCGTTGCAGCCCTTCTTGCCAGTGCAATCAGGTTTGTAAAAGAAGCCCCTGATGGGAAAACTACTGCAAACCCTGCCCTGATATTTGCCTGTGTAGCATTTACAAAAGTTCCTTTTACAAGCAATAAAAAAGTATTTTGAAGTACCGCCGTTTTTGTAGCAAAAACAGAATAGTCAATGGCTGCGGTTACTTCTTCAACAGGGATATCCGGTTTCCAAAGATCCACTTGCGGAGTTGCAATCGTGTTATAATACGCTGCTAAGTTTTCTGTATCATTATCATTCCAAAGCTGCAAAAGTGTTTTACCGTTGTAAACGGTGGCTGCATGATTAACTGTAATATCTGTTTTTAAAATCTGAAGTTGTGCTGCTGTCATGATGGAGTGCAATATGTTGGAGTTAATAATCCGATGTTTGGTTGTGAGTAGAGTTGTGAAATTTCTGTTTGAGTTAATGCCCGTCTGTAAATAATAACCCTGTCTATTGAACCTAATAATGGTTTGTTTACAGTTGTTTTACCTAATCCAAAAATATATCTTGGCGTTGTATATCCGGCATATCCAGTACCAACAGCCGCAGAATTTTCCAAAACCCCGTTAATATAAATATAACCGACATCGTTTCTAATTACCCCGCATATAAAAACCCATTTCCCTGTATCTATATCAGATAAAGATGTAACTGTATATCCTATACTTCCGGCTGCATTTGTTATATATAAATCAACTTTATGTGCCGTTGTTCTACCCATAATTAAAGACCTGTCATAAATAGCTGCTGGTGGTAATCCGTTTTCGGTAGTAGTTATAAACTGTAATGCCGTGCTTGAGGCTATGTTTACCCATGCACAATGTGATTGATTACCATTTATAACTGAAATAATAGGACTATATGTGTAATCATCACTACCATCAAAATTTAATGCGCCACCAGTCGGACTTCCAACCCAATTACTTGTTGCACCACTTAAAGCAAAGTTTGTAAGCGTACCATGATTACCGTTACCACTATAATCATTAAGCCTTCTTCCCGATTTTTCGTTGAATAACCAATAACCAAATAACCCCCGATTAATCGGATGCCCGTAATCTATCTGGCAACCGGGAGGCGGTTTTATAAGTCCGTAATCTGTGGTTATTATTGACATTTCCTAAGATATTTTGGTAAAAACCAATAAGCATTTCCGTCAGAAAACTCAATTCGGTACGAGTTATCAAACTCCCTGTATTCAATTACTATCCCTTCCTTATTAGGAAAAGAAGGATGAGATTTTACAATCATCACTTTATCAAACCCGTAATATTTTTGCTTTTTTGCCATTATGTTATTGAATCTAATAATGAATATTTACCCTCAGCCACTATGGTCTGCCCTGATAATGCATACGCACAATCCACAACCATTCTCATTCTCATATACGAACCAACTTGGATTTTTACAGGCCAGTAATCTGCCTTGCTCCATACTTTTGTTGTTGTAATTGTGTGAGCATAAGTGCAGCCCTCTTCCACTACTATCGATGTATTTGTATTGATAGTTATTACCCTTCTAAACTCTGAATTTGTTTCCGCACCTGCCTCTCTTATATAAACAATATCGCCAATCAGGATGGCGGCAGTTGCAGTCATGGGTAATGTGGTTGCCGCTGCCGATGTGCCAGTGGTCAAAGTGGCCGTTGTGGTTGATGCTATTGTTGAGGATAGAAATTCTGCTATACTCATCCAACTGTCGTTACCCGATGCTTCAGTGCTTACCTCTATTCTTATTTTAGCCGGGTTTGTTAAAGCTGTTGCCACCGTTCTTCCAATATGGACAATTATAGATACTTCCAATTTGCCAGAAATATCAACAGGCGACCCGATCACTACTGCACCGCTGGCACAGGTTTGTAAGGATAGCAAAGTGCCGCCGCCTGTTTTGTTTGGCGTGGCAACAATTCTTGCGCCTACATACACCGGCAATCGATCACTAACAAGTGCAGATGGTAATCTTGAAAGAAAGTTTACAAACAATTTCACTAAGCCCCTTAATTTCCCGCTTATAGTTCCTGTGGTGTCTGTATCAACTGCTGCATCAGTAGTTGCACCTTCCACTATATTTGCCCCGTCTGCTATACTTTCACTTGTGCCGCCAATGATGATCTGCAATGTGTCAGCATTATTCATTGCGCTGGTATTATAAGCCAGCGTAAGTACCAGTCCGGTAAGTGATCCGCCTTTTGCTGCATCAAAAGGATCGTAGATTATTGTGGCAATCGTGGATTTAACGTTTGTGATAAGCATTATTTCACTCAATGCAATGCCCGTATAGTTTGCACTCAATGTTACGGTCCCAGCCGTTTTATCAAACGTGTAATCCGCCGCCGGTACTACTCCTTTTTTTATCATAATAAATATTTATAAAGCTGTTGCCATTGCTATTACAAAACTTTTACTTACACCGCCGCCGCTGTTGGCATCCACATATGTTTTCACCGCCTTTTGGCTGGCGATCATTGTATCGCTGTTGGCTGCCAGTGTGCCATCAGTATCCATCTCCACATAGGCAGCACCCAAAGTGTCACCAGATGCAAACTCCTGCACCTGCCCCGATTCTATTTTAAGTGGTTTTTTATTTGCCATGTCTTTTCATTTTATCAGCATCTTCCCAAGTCTCCCCCACAGGAGGAGATTTAGAGGGGGCTATGCCAGTACAATTGTATCCTGAACTTCAACGATCATTTCTGTGGCAGATACTGCCTTGCCCAGCCGCTGCACGATATAGGCTGCTGTGGATGGCGCTGTCTCCGTTCTTGCACCAGGTGTAGATCCACTCAGGTATTGTACGGCACCTTTGGTCATGCCACTTAGCTGGTTATTTATATTGCCATAATACACCGTAGCATTTGCCCCAGTAAGCACCGTAGCCAATACAAAGCCATCCGCTTTCTTAGCATTGCCGCCACTGGCATCAGCCTTGCGAACTTTGGTAGTACCGCCGTCATTAAACACATTCACAAAATCACCGGCTGCCAGGTCCTCGTAAGCAACGATGGTTTGCGTTTCAGCACCCACACCGGATGGCATCATGGATGTGTCAAGCCTGCCCGAACTGTCCAGGGCAGGTATTTTACCCGCATCACCGGCACCGGCTGAGGTTTGTATAGCGGCCTCTTCGGTTATCTGTCCGCTGCTGTTTTTGAGATACTTGTTACCTGCCATTTTTTAAAGTTTATATTGTTAAAATATTTATGTCAAAATTTATTATCAGCTTGTTGGCTGCTATCGCATGGCCCACACGTTGTACTATCAGTGAGCTGGGTGTTGTGGTCAATGCTCCATTTGCCCCTACATAGTACACGGCTCCAGGTGTCAGGTTATTATCAGGCCAGCTCATCACACCGGATAATTGCACATTCACATTACTGCCCGTAAGTGCAGCGTTTTTTGTCACCCCTAAAGTCCTTCCATATAATGCCGCATCGGAAGGATCAAAATAAAATGCCTCATCATTTTCTATATACACCACTCTGCCCTGCGAGGTATTTTGTCCAGCAATGGCAGCGTATATAGACCAGCTATCACCCTTCGGCCCCACATTCCCAAACTCAATACTGATCACCGGTGCTGTTGGTTCTGTAATGCTCAGCTCCACCGGCGGCGCAGCCGCATAAGCCAGCTCCAGCTCCACAGCCGGTACGTTGTCAAAATCAAGTGTTATGTCAATAGTGCTTGGCATTGATATTATATATTACATAAGCATAAGTTTTACCATCGTCATCTGTCACCACTTGCACCAGTCTCAAAGGCACACCCTCCACAGCATTATCCCGTATATCTTCAAACATCAGTTCCATATTCAGCACATTCACACCGGCACCTGTTTTACTCAGGTAAGTGGCGCTCAGATCCCCCGCATCAATGGTATAAGTTTCTATCACCGCCCCTTCCTGGTAAAGAAAAAATTCAAACTTATAATCCGTCAGGTCAATAGGCGAAGCACCGCTGGTATAAGTACCTGCCAATGGAATATTATCGTAGTTGAATATATCAACCGATACCTGCTGTGCCCGTGATGTATTGATGTTTTCCATTTAGTTTTTAATTTTTCATAAAGTCTTTCCGTTCATAGTTCACCAAGTACCTTTCAGGGGATTCAGGGACTGTTTATTAATGTTGAATGTGTACCCGATTGCCTGAACAATAAACCAATCCCTTTCCAGTTGCTCGAACTTGCTGTGATCCCCGCCGTATTATCATCTGTATTTATTCTGTCCATCACATAGTATCCTGATGTATAAGTGGCGCACCCAACATCTACAATTTCAGACCACCCGCTCTCAGCTGATCCAGAAAATGGGTTTGCATTATTGCATAAAAAAGTCATGGCCGCATTTCGTTGACCCATTGAACCAAATGTTATTACCGGATCTGCAGCATTTGCAGAATCATATATTACCTGTTTAATAGCATTGCTACCATTGCCACCAGTTTGTACATTGGATATCTCCCAAAGAGTACCGTAAGAATCAGCGATGCCACCAGAATAAGTTGCCGTAACTGTTTCGCTCCCATAATTTGATGTTGGCATCAGTCTGTATAAATGAATTGCGCCTGTAGAATTACCCACCCGGCCAATAAAAACCCATGTCAAACCATTTGAAGAACTTATCGTTGGTTCGTTCCATACATGCGTAGCCCAAAAAGAAGCGATATATAGTTTATTAGCCGTCAATGGCTGCACCAATGGAATACCGCTGGATAATCCTGCTGAACATCCAGAGTAATTATAAATACTGGAAATAGTAATTTGCCCTATGGCATATTGACTAAGAAACATGAATATGAATAATATTTTTTTCATCAGTCTTCGCTAAAGTTTAAAGTAAAATTTGCCCCTCGCACCACACCACTCTGCGCCGATACCACTATCCAAACCCATTCGCCGGATGCAATTGTATTATCCGAAAATGTACTTGTATCACTGCACCCCGTAGTAGTGCTGGTACATGTTTTACTCGCCGTAAAAAGTGCAGTGCCGCTGTTCGTTCGGTCGCTGTTATGATAAAGTTGATAGGTAATGCTGGGTGATGTGTCACCAATTAATACAGATTCAAGACTTGATACAGTCATGTTTGCCCACGCCTTGAACATGATAAGCGTATCGCCGCTGGTCGCAAAAGGAAGAAAACCTGATTTTGTTTGTGTGATCCCACTCAGATCTGTTGACCCCGTACTATCCTTTATCGCATACCTCGTTCCCCCAATAAAAAATATGATGGAGTCTTTACCCGCAGTCCTGGTTATGCTGTTTACCCATTTCCCAGCCGTATCAGCAGTATTTAATTTTAAATCAATATTCGCCTGCAAACTATCCCTCACTTTGTTCAGATCCCAGCCGGTTGTATAGGCTGTAGTTGTTCTGCCACTGTCTGTTTTATTTTTAAAAGCATCACCGCTGATAAATACATTTTTTCCAGTTGCCCGGGTTGTAATTCCATCTTCGCCATTTATACTGAATACATCATTTTTCTGCGTAGCATCAGCACTACCTACATCCGTGGCTACAGATGCATACCAGCGATCATTGCCGCCGCCGGGAGTTGGTTGTTTTATTCCGCCCTGCCAGCCTATCTCATCCAGGTAAAAATCTGTTTCAAAATTTTGGGTGACATTTAGGAAAAATAAAGACATGATGCTATCACCCTGTATAGCAAAATCAGCTTTCGGTATAGTGATATACTGCCAGTTGGCATTGGTAGTATCAAAATTATATGTGCCATGTCTTAATACCACGGGAGTGGATACAGGCACAAATGACCGTGTAGGTGATGTGCGGGTGGTAAAAAATATATTCAGTCCTTCACTGCCCCAGGCTGTGCCTTTTATTTTAAACGTGAGTACATCATAATCTTTATGTACAATAGGCGTATCGACACTTAGCGTAACAAAGTCGTAAAAATTTGCACCGGTAAAGCTGATGGATTTAGTACCGCTGCTGGCTTCGGCTGTGGAGGCTACATCGATCGGGGTTTGCGGCACAGCATCATACTCTGCCTGCTGGCCAAGATCTTCATCATAAATTTTACTGAAAGTGCTGCTGCCGTTGGCATTTACACAACTACTATCACCCGGAATAATGAGCCTTGAAAACAATTCTATCTGATTAGCTCCTAAACCGGGAGGTATCGGATCAGCACTTAATTCGCCTACAAGCGTATCAACCCCCAGCGTATTGAGTATTATTTTTTCATAGCGTTCTAAAGTAGCATGTGGATAATCCAATGTGACGGAATCCATATTTGTGTAATAAAGAACACCACCCATCCTGAATACAGATGGACTGATATAATACTTTTGACCGTCACCACTGCAGGTGATGGTGCCGCCGCTTAACAGCCCGTCTTTTTCGTAAGTATTTAATTTGCCTCCAAAATATTCTGTGCCGTCTATCCTGTATAAAAGAGAATCATTTCTTAAAAAAACAGTATCAACATAAATAATATTATCAGCTATTTTGATGAACTGAAAACCGGTATGTACATAAACAGAACTGTCCTCTTTTTTATACCTTACCTGGGCAGTGTCATACCCGTTGCTGATCGATGGTAAGGAAACTGATGTTCTTTTACCATCATTGGATCCTGTAAGCCCGATAGGTAACTGAAATACACTGTCCGCCCTTACCCTGTTTTTTCTTTCACCGTAAAGAAGCGGGTTTTGGTATATCTGGGAAAAAGATACCAGCGGCAAAGCCCCCAGGGTCAGGGCCCCCAGAAAAATAACTAATTTGAAAATACCTACTCCCCTGAAGGGGGGTTTGGTATATCTTGCTATCCGATCAGTTTTTTTCATAGTATAAAAATAAACATTTTAATCATTTTATAATCAAATTAATCATCACACTTTTACCGCCATCCAGGCAATGCTCAGTGTTTGCGTTTCTGCACTCACTTCCTGCAGGCTGATATAAAACTTGTTCGGCTTATCTGTGGCGTGATGATACCAGGTGCCACAGATCTTGTTATTTCTGAAATAAGTCGTTACATCATTGCTTTCGATAGACCAGAAAACCAGATAATCACCACTGATGGCAAGGTTATGAGTGATCGTATAAATAGGATCACCGGGAGGTACATCACCTACATTATAACGGCCTACTCCTAAAGTAGTTCCCGCCGCTACCGACCCCGCCCCGTTTACCCATGTACTCTCCGATAAATAAACCACATTCCAATTTGTACCGTCCCAAACAAAAGCCCCCTCTGAATATCTTGGAATGTCAATACTTGTTTTTGGAGAGCCAGCCCACAATAAACTGCCATTGAGAAAACTTATACTTGGTGTGCCTGAACTGCCGAAATGCTGAAAAGCGAAAATGTATCCCTCAGGAATTTCATCTAAAGCCGCAAAAGTATATACAGGACTTCCGGAAAACCGGATCAGCTTTCTTAAATGTGCAATGTCGTAACTTGTATTTGCCGACACATCAACAAAACCGCCGAATAATTTACCGACTACACTATCGTTAATCACCGTTGTTACCGCTTGCGGATGTCTTTGTATGGTAAATTCTTCATCTGCTCCAAACAGATCACCGCCCTGCAGCTGCCATTCTCCCGTACCTGTATTGAACGTAAAATGAAATATCGGGTTTGCAGGAATATCGGGTAGTAAGAACCCGTAATTATTTCTGTGAATGGTAAACTGATCTTCTGTAAGCCCTGCCAGTTCAGGTGTGGTGCAGGTATCTGTATCAACTGCCGGTGTATTAGCACCGCCATCACCGATCTTGAATTGAATAGGTGCAAAGATGGTTACCAGGCTTTCGCTTAATGGTTCGGTTTCGTATTCGTGCAAAAGATTAGCAGAAACTGCTCCGTACATTCTGATGATATGCACTACGCTGTCAAGCCCTGATTGTATAATGGTTTCAATAACCTGGTGACCTGCGCCGGGAGTGGGCACACCGGATCCGTTCTTTTCTACCAGTGTAATATCCGGAACCACCTGCGCCCCGCTTTCCGCTTCATATATCCTCACCACAAAATCTTCTGTGATGGCTGATGTGCTGATGTGATATTTTAATACCATAGTTTTAAGATTGTTCTTCGATGTCAATTACAGGAACGAGTGAACCCGGTCCAAAAAATGCTGTTTCTATATTATAAGCCGTCACAAGCCCTGTTGATAATGGTGTGGTATCTGAGAATTCCTGACTCATGGCATTCACCGCCTCCACTATCTCGATACTTCCGCCTATCAATGGAAAACCTTTTATCCTGGTTACTTCCCATTTTGAACCTTCATTGCTTTGATAATATTTTCCTTCGATGTTGATACTGTCACAACAAAATATCCTGTTTAGCAGATCAATGATATAAGGAGCCACGCCGGGAGCTTCACCAATGTATAACTTGAATGTTCTGTAAGGAACACCGGAAAGATTTTCCACATCATGGATCTGATTTACATAAGCTGATCTATCCCTCTCAGGATTGTAATCCATTATCCCCGCTTCGCATCTGAACTTAAATTCTACTCCTGTACTGAAGGCAACATCCTGATCGTTGTAACTGTTTTTATAAGTGATCAACAATGTATTTGACCAGCTTGCTTTGCTGTGTATCGGTTCGCTGATGGCTTTCCAGTCAATGCTCAAAAGCGTTACTCTTTGGTATAAATAATAAACACCTTCGGCCAGATCGCTTATATCGAATGTGGTTTCATAAATACTGTAATTAGTACCCGAGTAAACGGCTGACCAGGTAAATGTTTTTACCTGTATGCCGCTTGAATTATATACTTTAAGTGTTTCCGGTGCAATGCTGCTTTCAATTTGCAGTTTGGTAGTTTCTGATTTTTTCCATTTTTGTTTGTAATACACATTTCTTTCAAAGCTCTTAATCTGTTCACAGGCCCATGCCCCGTCAAAGTCGCTGACAACATTTGGCGTAGCTGTGGATGGTACAAACTTGAAAGGGTTTAAGAATGGTATTTTAAAATGGTTCATTAGTTTTTAAATTTATTCATGTCGTTTTCCGATGCTGATAATAACTTCCATGTTTGTGCATCCTGCGTAGCCGGTGCAATACCGCCATCCATCAGGTAGCCATAAAACTCATTATCGTTATAGGTAAACTTTACTTTACCGAACGGATTGTCTTTGATCAACGCCAAAAGATTTATCGGCACTTTGGTTTTGAACTGTATGTAATAAGGCTTGAAAAACTTAGTACCTAAACCGCCTATCTGTATATCTTCGTTCTCGTCAATGGTAACTCCCGCAAGTGTGGTGCTTAAATCAATGTTCTTATCTGCACTTTCCAGCTTCATCAGGTTTGCATCCTGTAAATCCAGACATGAACGAATAGGAGATCCGTTATTTATCAACCCTCTTTTTGGTGAAAATTCCACATTGAAAATATTATCAGTATCTGGCACGCCTGAGATAGCTGTATAAGCCGGTCTTTTCAATTCATAAACGCCCCCGCTTAAAAAAGTTACCGTTATGGTGGCTGCTGATTCATCAACCAAAGCCGGACCGGAAGGATCAAACTGTACAATATTGACACCTACGGCAGCAACTAAGAAGGTATTATTATTACTTACACTTCCTGTTATCGTAACTATATCACCCGCCTTGAAAGGAATATCATCAGGGTTTGTCATGTATATCCCTGAATTGAAAAAATCAACTGTGGTTTCAACCGGTGAAGGATCTGATTCGATATTTAAAAAGAACGTATCGTTATCTGAACTTTTATCTGTGGAATCTTTGCCATCAAAGTTTATCCTGGTAAATTCTATACCACAGGGATCTGCACGGTATGGACTGGCAAGATCCTGTTCTTTGATCACTTTCTTTATAGGAGTAGACCATATTTGCCCCTGGTTTACTTCTGTTTTTCCGCTTACATCTTCATAGTCCTGTTTGGCATAACCCGCTTTAATTGTATTGAACAAAATATCTTCTGCAAGGGTTATTTGAATGTCATCTACATTACCGAGATCTACAAGGGTAGTGCTGTTAAAAAAATAACTGAGCCTTTCAATTATTAAAGTTTTTTCTGAAATGGTTAAACCTATTGAAAAGAAGTTAAGAGCCTTGAAAAACTCCGACATGGAAGTTTTTATACTTGCTGCAAAAATCTTTCTCAGTGCATCACCGCTGGTTATACATACATCGGTTAAAGAATCAAGGAAAGAAGATGCTAATAAATATTCAGTACTATTCGTTGTTAATTTATTCAGTATCTCTTGTAAAAGGTCTTTGGCATAAAAGCCTTTTATATAGGTAGTCCTGTGATGATAAACGAATGAAAGTTTTATGTTTGATTCTGAAAATAAAATATTCTTTGGTCCGGAAGCGTTTTGAAAATAATACAATATCATGTGTCCCTCTGCCGGCAGGGAAGCTGTAAAATCAAATGTGAATACGTTTCTTCCTGTATAGTTTATATATGGTAATTGATAATAAACGGTTGCGGGATTTGCATAGTCCCCGAATATGAATGAAAACTCATTTGTACCTCCGAGAATATCCACAATGATCTGCCCCTGTACTCTTACATCTCTGGCTGTTTTTGTGTAAAAAAAGAAATTAGTATTATCGGTGCTGAATAAGGGACCTGAATTTAAGTTTTGAGAAAAATATGCCACATCCTGTGCGCTGAATCCTTCTTTGTTAATAAAAGTAATTGGCATGTCAAATTGCAATCCGTCAGTATAAGGGATATACTGATCTATCATTATATAATTTCCTGTAATGTCAAAATCCATCCCGTCCATCTTTACGTTTATATGCTTTGGATTTTCTCTTATCGGTATCGTATAAGTAGTATTCTCATTTGCCTTTAATAATTTGGATAAGCCGCCTTCCAGTGCTTCTACCTGTACCGTGTCTTTTGTCTGAACGTATTTGGAGAAATTGATTTCGCTTAAATACCAGCTTTCATAATTATACGGTAAACCGGTTCTGTTTAGTTTGGCTACTCCCAAATAACAAACCGCTTCCACGCCGTCTTTCCACATCAGGTGTCTCAGGATCTTTGCACCGTCACCCGTGAATTTCATAGGCACGGACATGTCACGAAACAGCCCCCAATATTTTATATTCCTTGCATATTTTACTAAAATATCTTTCCATCCATCGGGTGAATATTCAAGGTGCGCCGGCTGTCCGTTTGGCTTCGTATAACTGCCGGGGTCACCTTCCTGTACGTTTCCGTTGTCATCTACATACAGGGGTGCTTTGTTAGCTGAAAAGAGATAATATAAAAAGCCTTTGCGTGCCATTTAATATTTCATATTCTTTTGATACCATGCCGTAACTTCAACCGGTGTATTTGCATGAATTATTATTCTTGACTTTTTATTTAATTCCCTCAATTCTCTCACTGTACTTTCCAATAAATCCCGGTTATCAGGAACGGACATACTTACATTACTGTTATATGATTTCATTAAACTGCTTCTTTCCGTTTCGGCAGCGTTCAGAATATCTTTTGTAACATTTGCCGGGAATATCTTTGTTCCCTTAGATAAGTAGGTTAATGTCCGCTTATCATAGATTTTAGCTTTGCCTCTTGAATCAATGGCAAGCTCCGGACCTTGTTCAGCTACCTCTGCAAAGCCTTCAGGTGATGAGTGTGTACCTTTTGCAAACTTTGGAATTGGTTGAGAAGCAACCCGGGCAAGCTGTAAAGCACCAAGAGCAATAATGAACGGAATTAACGCCGGTGATTTTACAGAATTAGCAAGGACAGAAACTGCAGTTTGCTGAATGATATTTGCGATCGCTTCAGCTTTATCAAACTTGGCTTGTTTTAATCTTAAATCTCTTTGCCTTTTTTCCAGTTGTTCTCTCTCTGCTGCTGATCTTGCTTCAAGTATGGTAACCTTTGCCGCTTTGTCCTGTTCACTTAAAAGACTTTGGTTAATAATTTCAAGTTCTTTTTGTTTCTTCTTTTCAAGCATGTCAATCTCATCCTGGATAGCGTTTTGTTTTCTTACAGATTCAGCATCTATAAGGTCAAAACCTAATCCAACGCCTTCACCAACTATTTGAGCTATCATCCCTTCTTTTAAATCTTTTAAGGCTTTCGCAGCTTCCTCTTTTGATTGAGCTTCCTGAAGTTTATTAACTACCCCTTTTATTAATGATACACTAAAGTCACCTCCTATTTTTTCAGCCTCTGCGCTTAGTGCAGCTACATCAACAATATCCGGCACTAATGGTTTGCTTTCATTAAATTCAAGTTTTACACCACTTGCAATTGCATCAAATATTTTTACTCCTTCATTTGCAACCTGCTGTTGCCTTAACATTAACTCTTCATCAGAAAGGTTTGATTTTAAAAGTGCATCCCTCCTTAATCTTAAATATTTTGTAAGGGCATTAAGTCTTTTTTCAAGAGATATATTTTCTGTTTCGGCAATTTCTTTTTGAAGATTAATAGCATCTTCTGCTTCTTTTTTAGCATCATCTTTTTTTGACTTATCGATAATCCTTTCTGGTTTTAAAGGTGTTATTTTTTTGTTATTTATAGTATCAAAGAATCCCTGATTTGCTCCAATGGTTTGCAATGCATTAGCTAATGCAATTCCCTCTTCTTTTGTGTTTTTAAAATCCTTTCTAAGCCTTTCAACTTCTGCCTGTGCTGCTTTCATGTTTGCCTGTGTTGTGGCTAAAAATATATTTGTGTTCCTTGAAAGAAGTAACTGATCAGCTGTACTATTTGTAAGTTTTCTTCCAAGTGATTTTTCAATTTCTTTTGGAATATTTTTATAAGTATTAACCCGCTGATCTACTAATTGTTTTATAATAGATTGCTGACTTGTATTATTGTCTAAAGCATCTTTATTGATGTTGAAGAATCCAGAACCACCGCTTATTACTTCTCTAAAACCTTTGGCAAAATCTTTCAGACCGTTTCCTGCTTTTGATAAAAAGGATAATATCCCATTAAGTGCAGGTAATAACCCTCCCCCGATTTCTTCTTTCAGATCTTTAAACTCTTGCTTTGCAATTGCCAGTCCGCCTGCTGCCGATTCTTTAAATGCTTTTCCAACTCCATCAACTCTCGGTGCAAGCTCCCTCATTAATAAACTAAATGATTCCCCAGGGCCTTTAGCATCTTTCATGTTAATTCCAAATTCACGTAATGACTTACTATTTCCTTCGAGTGCTTTAGTAATTACAGATGTTGCAGAGGCTAAATCCTGACCTGTGGCGGTTGCAAAATTTATTATTACGGGTACTAATTGATTTATCTGATCTTCGGTTAATTTACCGTAAACTATTAACTGATTGAAAGTTTTTAAAATATCATCATTATCTAAAAACTTAAACTCTTCTGCAAGGCTATTTGCAGCTATTTCTATCCTTCCAAATGCTTCCGGTATGCCCAGGTTTTTTAACGTGTTTTGTAAAATTCTTACGTTTTTATCCATCTCAATAAATTCATCAACTGATGAACTTAATATTGCACCTGTTCCGACAATACCGATAAGTGAAAGGAAATTCGTAGCAAGGTTTTTAATACTTAAACTTGCTTTATCAAAGGCACTTGAATAGTTGCCTATATTACGTTGATGATTACCTATTGATGCATCAATGTTTTTAAGTTCATCATTTAATTTATTAGCTGTTCTTGCTGCTTCCTGTGACCTCTTATCCATTCTGCCATACTGTGCTGCTAAGTCCTGTGCATTTTTTGAAGCAGCAGCAAATGCAAGTGCAAGTTTTTTATATGGTCTCTCTTCTTCCGCTGCCTTCGCTGCCGCCTTTGCAGATTCTTTTGATGCTCTCTCTTTACTTTTGGCTAATTGATCTGCTGCTTTTGCTTGTATCAATGTAGCTTGTGCAGATTCTTTAGATGCTTTTGATTGCAAAAACAGTGTTTGCGTAAACTCTTTACTTTGACCGTTTAACTGAGTTATTCTCTGTTGAACGATCTTTGTATTTTCCTCTAATACGGTTGTAGCTTTTGCCACTTCATCCACTTGTCTTTTTGATGCAGCTCCGTCAATAATGGAAATTTTTGTATTAAGTGAAACTGTTTTTACTTTTATTTCTTCCATCATTTTCAATACAGCTTCTTTCTCTGCATTGAGTTTCTGTAGGTCGGCGAAGTGGTCATATAGTTGATCCTGCGGCATTATTTATCCATTTGTTTTAAAGCCTCGTTATAGGCTATGAAAGAATTAACGATACTGCAGTACTCGAGCACCGTTATTTCCTTTGCCTTTATTGAATAACCCATGTGCTTACTCAGCATGGCCAGTTCATTTATATAATCCTGGTAATTGGTAGAGGCTGCTTTTCCGTCCGGTGCAAGTATCTTGTATTCACTTACAGCCATATTCAGTAATACGATCAGTGTTTTTGCTTCTGTTCTTACTCTTTTTATCCGGTTCAGGTATACTTCTGTGTCCTCATCATAGGTGATCATGGTATAACCCATGTTTGCGATCACTGCGGCAATTTCTTCATCAAATTGTTTTTCCAGAAACATCAATCCTGCATCAATGATCTGTATCTGCGCCTGCAGTCTTACTATTTTTTTATAGCAGTCAAAAACAGACCGGCTGCGGTTGTTCTTGATCGCTTCTGCATATTCTTCTGTAATGGTTTCCCAGGCTGTTATCAGTTCATCAATAGGAGGGGTGCCGGAAATGATCAGCGGGGCAAGCTCCCCGTTAGTAATAACGTTCAGGAAATCTTCATAAAGAAGTGTCCTGATACTGCGGTGTAATGTATAATCGGACGGGATATCCTTGTGCTGCTGATGCAGGTAGGAAACAACATTGTCCGAATTCATTGTACCAGATGGCTTGCCATTCGCCTGTTTCTTTTGCTTTTTGATAAGCCAACTGAAATATTTTCTTTTCCAGTTCATTAGCAGCTTTTATTTTTTCAATACAACTCTCACAAGACATGTCATTTATGAATTTGTGAAATAATATTATCCGTTGCCTTTGGCCCCATGTCATTGGTAGCATAGATAGCGGCGTATTCTTTATTCAGTCCGAAAATATCTTCACCGTATCTGTCGATCAATGAACCTGTTTTTTCATCCGTACTGTCAATGATCACTTTGCCGGCTTCAGCTTTTATAGTTATCCCTCTATGAAAGCTCATGGTATCTCTTAATGTTACACGGTCCGTTGGCTGATTCTTTAACCTCTTTACCGAAACTGTAAACGGTGCATATATTTCATATTTCCCATCCAGCCTTCTTATCTTTTCTCCATCAGATCTTTCTCCTTTTAAGAACATCTGTTGCTGCTGATAATTCTTTATTTCTTCTGTCGTTTCCGTTACGGCTTCCTGTATCACTTCTTTCATGTTCACCTTATCCAGGTTTCTCATCAGGTGTTCAATGGTTGCCATATTTCTTCTGATATTTAAATGTGATCAACAAATGGTTCAATGCCGGGGAAGTAACTTATATGCAACGTGATCATGTTATCTTCTTTGGGCAGTTCCTTACCCAATAAACGGTACATCACTATATCATCATCCTGCCAGCCTATCAGTTGTATTGTGTCGCAGATGCCTGCCAATAATATCCACATCGTTGGCCAGGCTAAATGCATTCTATGTACACCTACAACTGCCATATGAAAACCTCCCCCGGCCTAAAGGCCACCCCCTCCAAAAGAGGGGGATAAGAAGTCCCTAACTTCCTCTTTCGATTCCGGTTCGGGACTTTTATAATTAGGATTAATAAGCCGGTATGCTTTCTTTGCCCACTCTTTTTTATCCTTCTCTGTACTACCGGGAACAAAGCCATCGGCAATCATTGCTTTGATGGCTTCATTCTCCTTCATGGCTCCGAAATGTGCTGCATTAATATTGATGCCGTCTATTAACATGGTTTACGGTTTTTCTACTATTACAGGAATCATTTCATAAGGCGCTACACCCGCTGCGGTCAACGCTGCTGCGGTTGGCCCATTGATCTGCACCTGGTCACCGCTACTTAAAGCAGTCCACTGAGTACTGTCAAGCGTTACCAGGTAAGCATCATCACTTGGTGCATCAGCCACCGAAGTAACTGTATGTGCCGCCCCTGTCTGTAAATTGGTAGCCGTCCATGTCAATGCTGAAATGTCCGTTGTGTAAAGTGGTTCCAGGTTAGTACCTCCGTCTGCAATTGCCAGTACTTTTACAGCTCCACCGGTTTTGCTCAGTTCAGAAAGCTGAACATTTACAAGTCCTACAGCTGCAAGCAAGCCCACATTTGCCACTACATACAAAGACTGATCTCTGTACTCTGCAATACTGCCCAGCGTTACACGGAAACGATACTGATTAACAGCATCACTCACGATGAACTTGGATGTATCTGCATAGGCTTGAATAAGGCTGAAGCCTCCAAACTGACCCTCTGCAACCTGTGTACCATATACGGCATAGGCTTCATCCACAAAGAAGATGTCAAGGCTGGCACCGATCATGCCGGCAATCCTTTTGTGTCTTGCTTCTGTACCGTTATATCCAAAGCTGAAAGAAGGAATAGCATCGGATGTAATGATGGTAGCTGTGGTAAGATTACCGATCGACCCTGTAGAAGGATCCCCGGTGTTATCTTCGAAATTCAATATATCCCAGATAGGATATACACGACTGCCCCGGGCCGCTGTCGTTGCTGTTTTTACTGCTGCGATAAATGCAGCAACAGAAGCAATATCCGATCCTGAAAAGACAACGCCTTTATCAGCGAATATCACTCCCTTCATTTTTTTCTTAGCCAAATCGCAAGGCGGGACACCGACATTAAAGACGGAATCCGGACTGGCACAATTCGCTAAGTCTAATATGTTTGCCATTTTTTAAAAGTTTTTGAAAGGTGTACAATTTGTTTTTTTATTGATCCGCAGTTTCAGCGAACCGATCTTGATGCAATCAACCGCATCATTCAAAACCGACTTCTGATCTTCTCCCCAATAATATCCGTTGGTTACTTTATGCTCTATCAATTCTGCAGCTTGCTCACTGAATACGGGGCTTATCACGATCTGTTCCAGCAATTCCATGTATATGGGCAGTAAAACAGGTTTGTAATTATTCTCCATCCTTTCAGATGCTTTCCATGTTTTATCTGTGCTGTTTATGATATAGATGTTTGGATTTACGGTGCCATACCAGGCGGCATTTCCTCTCACCGTATCATAAGGCTCTTCCACCCATACCAGGGGAAATTTTTTGTAAAATTTCGTTGGATCAGTTTCGTATTGCTTCAGCGTTTCATTCAGCTCGTTTACAAACCCATACTGATAATTAAGCTCAGAAAGTTCCAAAGCTGTTTTTACAGCTTCCACGATCGTTGCCATTTCATCAGTCAGTATGTATTGTGGTTTGTCCATTATATGCCCAACGTGTTTTGCTTTTTCAGAAGACTTTTGGGGATCCGTCCATATTGATTCGTGAACTCCGGGTATTCCGTTATGTTGGTCAACAGAAATTCTATAAGCTCATGTATCCAGTCTACCATCTCATTCCAGGCACTCACCATTTTTATCATGGCAGATGCATTAATGGCATTTTGATTTTGAGGAATTTTTTCACCGGTGCCGGTTGTTACTGTCATTTCATTTTCCATATAATGCCAGTACACGTAATTGGCGATCATACTTTTTTTGGTTTGACCGTCAGTAAACTTCAAGCCTTTCCATTTTGTCAATATGCCTGCACGGTTTGTATATTCCTTTCCATCACGTATGTCAATATATTTTTGAGTACTTGCGGCAATTCCTGTCTTGTAAGCTTTATAGAGTTCATAGCCCAGCAGATCAGTAAGCAGGCGGGGTTCCATTTCATCAAGGAACCAGGCTACCCCGCCACTTACGTTAGATTTCTGAGCAATGTTCAGAGAACCGAAAAAATATGTGATGTCGATCGTTGACATGTTAGTAAGCGAACAGGTGACATTTCATACTTGCTGACATGGTACCTGTACCGGTATAGTTTACACGGTAATAATACCATCGTTCAGTAGTATTGAACCCATAATTTGCCGTTGCATCTGTTATTGTACCGGTAGTATCAACGGTTACCCAATTAGTCCCGTCCAGGCTTCCCTGAAGTACAATAGTGCCACCAACGGTTCCGGATATCTTTGTCACAACTACTGAAGCTGTAACACCTGTTTTCCATGTAGCAACCCTGCCTTCAGAAGTGGTAGTTACATGTGTTTCAGTATTATCAACGGTGTCCAGTGCATTTCCGTAAGCAGTTGTTGTCAACGCCTTTGGCACTGCCCATTGTGCATTTATGCTTTCTGTCGGAATGAATGCACATAACAGTGCAAACAACCCGGCTAATAAAAAATATTTTTTCATTGCTTAAATTTTTTAGAAGATTTTTTAATTTTTGTTTCCTCTTTTGCTTTTGCCGTCACGGTTTCATGTGCTTTCTGCAGCTCAGCATCTTTATACGTTGCCACTCCTTTTCTTACGAGAGAAGACGCAAGCATGCCATCACATGAAAACTCATCACCGGATTTCTTTGTGGCATAGTCTTCGGTGAATACAACGGTTTTAAAATTGGATACTTTCATGGTCTTAGCTTGCTAATGTTGTTAATGCAGCGTCTATATCAGTTACTTCCAGCCAACCTGTACGATCCACGTTACGGATAAGCAGGTTCAGTCTTTTACGGGCTTTCAGGCTCATCATATCGCTTTCAAAATCGCCGGTAGCATACCCGGTTTCTATTTCTACATCACCAGCTTCGTAAATGGCGCCAAAGCGTCTGTCACCTACCGCCATTGTATTTGCAGTAAATGCGTTGCATTCTATCACTGTAACACCATCCACCAGGTTTCCGGATGCACTGTAAAAAGGAGGAAGCACATAATTATTATTCTGATCTTTTTTCAACTTCATGCGGTTGATATCAGTAATGTTCATCAGTGCAACATCCGGATTATACTTGCTGCCATAAGAGGATGTAATGGATTCTCTTACTTTCACAATCAAATCGTAAATGCTTGCATCAATAATGCCGGCAGCAGATGCTGTATAATTTGGTATCTGATTTTTAATACCATTCAGATTTGGAGATGAACCATTACCATCAACCAGTCCTGTATCTACTACTATCTGGATGTTTACACGAAGAAAGTTTTCAAGTTCAGCCGCAAACATGGCAGCATCATACATCATCTCAACTGACATAGGTATGATATCACCTGTCTTTTCCAGATTCAGTGTATAGGTTGCCCATTTTGCAGTGCTTTCGTTAAATGTGCCGCCTTCAGATTCAGCAGCCGCAGCTCTTACAGTTGTTGCTAAATCCCAATCCACATAACGAACAACTCCGTTTGAGTTAGCAGGTACAGGTACTTTGCGGAATATGTCATACACCGTAAGTTTTCTGTGTGCCAATTGGCCTATATCTTTCAAATCAAGTGCACTTGGATTGCTTGTAATAGATGAACGAAGTGTATCGGCTTTGATCGTAAACGTAAAATCTTTTCCTTTTTTGGTAGATGCTTTGATATCGTTAATGTGTTTTTCAACAACACTTAAAAGAGTCTCTGCATTTACGCTTGTATTACCTTTCAGTTTAAGATCGGCCAGCTCAGTACCCTGTGCTTTTGCGATATCGTCCATTTTTTTCAAATCATCTTTAATGGCTTTTAATTCTTCGCCGGTGAAGCTTTCTTTAAAATCTTTTGTGGCCTGCGTCACAAGGGCCGAAATTTCATCCTTGCTCATGATCCCTTTTTTAAAATCTTCCAATCCCTGGCCAACCATTTTTTTCATTGCCAGGAAAGCTTTTTGTTCGCTTTCAGAAAATCCGGCTTTCTCTTCTTCTGTAAGCGATATAACAGCGCCGGCAGTCATTGTAACTGCGCCGGCATCATGTCCCTTGCCAAAGGCAAACAGGGCTACTGCGACAAATAAGCCCAATGCAAGGGCAAAGTATTTGTTCATTTTAATACGTTTCATTACTTTAAAATTTTTAGTGAGTTAATATTTTGTTCGCTATCTTATCCCAGTTCACACCTTCCGGCTTCTCTTCTTTTACCTCAGTGCCTTGCGGCGGCTGATTCTGTTCAGTGGATATCTCCGGCTGAACTGATTTAAAACCTATGGTTGGTGTTATGATGTTGCTGCCGATAGGCACAGCACTTCCTTCAATGATTTTTGCTTCTATTACTGCCCAGAAATACCCCTGTTCTTCCGCTTTATCTTTATTCACGATCATCGGGGCATACAGCACCCAGTTAGCATATTCTTCTTTGTAGTATTCTTCATCAGGTTCGTTTACACAAAACTTTATCACTACATAGCGCATGCCTACACTATGATTTTTTACATATCCTTTCCGGTATTGATCTTCCATATATGCATTGCGGCCAATAAGTGGAGAGGCGAATATCAAAGCCTCAGTTACGCCAGGCGCTTCCATGCCAAGATCTTTCCATTTTATTTTTTCCGTATATCCTTTGGCGTTATCGCTGATGATATGTGTAAAAGACATTTCATGCTCTTGCAAATGCGTGAATATCTTTTTTTCTTTTATTGATTTATCCCATAGCCCCGGTATATGCACATCATCATGACTGTCGAGCCAGTTGGTAGTATTGATCACACAAAGAACTGTTTCGGCTTTGTTCATGTCCGTTTGTATATCAGCCGGCGCTTTTATTAGCTTACCTTCTTTGTCAATGAAATACTTGGATTGAATATCTGTATGTATGGAAAATGCATCACTGTTTTTCTGAGCAGATTTTTTTTCTGCTATCAGTGTGGCTTTGTTTTCCACCATCCAGCGAATAAGTTCCTTGCCTTTCAGATCTGCCGGCACGGTAACATTGCCAAGTTTTATAACGGGCTTGCTCATTTATTTACGGTTTGATTTTGTTTGATCAATTTCTCTTTCTTCTTTTTTATAGCTTCCAACTCTTCTTTGGTCAGCTTTTTTTTATTGTTACTCATAAAAAAATTATTTCGTTATATACAATGCATCCTCTTCGATCTTTTTTACCCGCTGCATGGTGATCACTCTTGGTTTCTTCTTCAGCATTTTCTTACGGCCATCCGTCATCTTTTTATTGCTCTTATTCTTACCCGCTGATGCTGCCCGCTTCAATGTTTTTTTTTGAATGGGTTCAAATTTTCCACCTACAGTATTGAACACCACCATGTTTTTACGTTTCGTTTCTTCTTTATCCTTATCAGCCTCATCAATTGCCTGCCTCAAAGAATGTATCTGCAGCTTTGCCCTTAGAGCCAGCAGCCATTTTATTATCTGCTTTCTAAATGCACGGATCACTAAAAGCAAAGTGGCAATAATTAATATGATGAGTATATAGATCATTGCTGTACTGGTTCTGGTTGTTGTACGGGTTGTTGATTTGTCTGCGTTGTGTTTCCAAATACCCACCCCGCTGCTTTCAGCTCATAAAAATATTTATCTCCATATTCAGTTGTCAGTGGATCATCTCCATTTGCCACTCTCCATTCATTCAGTGTACACAGGTTATTATAAAACTCAATTTGCCTGGCTTCGTTCCTCGTTTTACGTGCCGAAGCTGCTTTCTGCTGATCATCCTGCAAAGCCGCTATATGACTGTAATCCTTATTGATGTATATGTCATATTTATACAATCCGAAGATCTTATCCCATTGCTCACAAATATTATCGGCCTCTGGTATGATGGCATCCTGGTATAACAACTTTTTTGCTTCATAAATATTATTCCCTCCAAGGCTGTTGGTTCTGTTGCTGGACATCAACGGGTATGGGAAATTGTAACTGTCACACATCCGCATGATATTGTCTTCTATTTCTTCAAAGAGCATCAGGTCCCTTGTAGGAAAACCCATTTGGCTCCACTTAACAGATGCATTGGAGATGATATAATTATATTGATTTCGCTTAGTGCCATACTGCAAAAAATCTTTTTGAATATCTTTTCTGTCATCTTCTTTCAGTGGCACCGGACCACCGGCATCTTTGGCATCGGGAGATATGATACCGAGTGCTCCACGATAATCAATAAGCTTACCACGGCTCTCATAAGCGCCGATCGTATTGTTTATTGGATATTCAAGGGAACACGTCCTGCTTTCCGGAAACAGAGGATTGCTGAACGATACTGTCAGGTCTTTAACAATGTAGCAATCGGAAAGTGGCAGCTCAGATCTTTCACCGCCGAAATCAATAACAATTTTCTTTACTATTTCTTTATTAGTTTCAGCCAGCAGCCAGTTGGCTTTTGTTTTTTCAATATCGATCATGCAGGGTGGTATATTCCACATCCGCTTAGCTTCTGTAAAATCATAGCCCACTGGTTTACCGCCAAAAAATAAAACACTGAAACCCCATAGCTGCATGTATGTGTACATCTGCGCCTCAAATTCCTTCTGGCTTTGAAATGGATTTGGATTTGCCAGCAGGTCACGAACACGTACTGCTACTTCTGTATATGATTCTTTATCCTTTGCCTTGCCCTTTTTATTCAGGATCCAAGTCTTGCCGTTTATAAAAGCCTGTGCCTTTTTATTGATGATCGCTGCAAGTGGCGGGCATTTCAAATAAGCTTTCAAAGAACTGTTTTGACCGGTGAAGGTGATCTTATAGTCTTCACCGTCACTATGGAAGTACACGAATTCCCTGGATCTGTTAGTGAATGAGCTGGATATTTGCACATCACCCTTCAGCGTATTACCCTTTACTTTTGCAAGAATGCTCATTCAGGTTTTTTATTTTTGTCTGCCGGTTGTTGCCAATATGATCTTACTTTTTCTGCCCATGCGTTTACCAGTATATACAGCACTGTGCCAAAAGAAAAAACAGAAAGCAAAACACAGTTCACTTCATCGCCGTTTGTTACTATTCTACCCTCGGCTTTATGCTCCGTCTTCAGCATCCACCTGCTAAGGAGGAAACCAGCCAGCCATACTATTGCGATCATGTACTGTACTATCATATAAATAAAAAAGGGCCGTCATCGCTGTTATACGATACCGGCCCTCCTGGGGCTCTTGAATTTTTTTTTGTCAGTTACCGGGGCTATTCATTTTCTACCTGAACCGCTGGATCAGCATGGCCGCTCTTTTCAGGCTTATGCCGTGCTGCATCAATTCTTTTTGCAGTTCCTCATCTGTCACAATACCCTCTGTCCTTAATGTTTCAGCTTCAAAGGTGTTCATCGTTCCGCATCTGCACTTAATCTCCACCTTTCCGATCTTAATGCTTGCCTTTGCAAGCAATAAGTTACAGTTACTACATCTTTTTTCGGTTAATTTTTCATGTACATTGGTTTTTTGTGTCATTGATTGCGTACACAAATATAATTATTTTGCTAATTTAATGAATAAAATAATTATTTCCCCATTTTAGTTTATTAACAACTGTTGAAAAACTACCATAATCTTCCCTTTGCCGTCACTACATTTCTTATCCAGTCCATGTGATGATTATTATTATCTTCCGGCGTATTGGTAGGATTCTTGTCTTTATCCAGGGCCCACTTATAATCCCGGTATTCATTCCAGATATTTACAGAATCATCCGTAACATAAACCTCCATATCCTTAACTGCTTTTATACCAAAATCAATACTACCTGGTCCGCCGATGGAAGCCAAAATATAAAATCCTTTAGTTAATTGCGGGTATAACTCACCTTCTTTATCAGACAATGAATCCTTTTTCCAACCGTTTCGAAGTTTATTTATGGAAACGGGATCCTCTTTATCTGCAATGATCAATTCATTTCCTGTGATCCCCAGCTTGCAATACAATATCCCGATTTCCTTATCAGTTAATGGGTCATAGTTAAATTCACGGATATAAATTTTGTTCTTTATGCTTTTCAGACCGCCACATGCAGCAGGATCTACAGTTCCAAAGTCCTGTCCTATTATTTCTCTTGCCTCAATCTTTTTATATTCTTCAAGCGTTATGGGTTGCCATCCCGTGTATATTCTGCCCCGCTGTCCTTCGCTTACAAGGCCCATGATGATGGTGTAATAATATTCCTCATTCGTTTTTAGATAGCTTTCCCATTTCTCAATTTTTGCAGGCGTTATGTTCTGAATATTTTGTTTATAGGTACCAAAAATACTCAGCATGTTCACTTCCTTCTTGGGTACGGCTTTCCAATAACCTTTTATCTCACTCTCCACCAGGTTGTAATTTTTCCATATCCAGTGCATACGACCAGGAGGATTAAATATCATGATCACTTCAGGCGGTGGTCCCTTTACTGTACGGAGCGAATCATCGATCATATTAAACTCATCCTCCGACAGCTCATCCGCCTCTTCTATGATGATCAGGTTATAGCCGGCCAGTGATTTTAATTTTGCTGTACGTCCGCCTTCTGCTTTTACACCAAATGAATTGATCGTATTGCCTGTGGGTTTAAATGTGCAGCGCATTTCGTGGTCAGCCATTTCAAACAGATCATCTGACAAACCAGATTCTGTTATCCGGTCTTTAAAATCTGCCCATAGTGAATGCCTGACATCTTTATAAACTTTACGGAGAAATGCGATACGATAATAAACGGGGCTGCTCAGCCGCATGAGTGCATACAGTGTGCCTTCATGGCTGCCTCCCCGGCCACGACCACCCCACAGATCCTTGCGGGCTGCATGGATAGTGTATAAAGGTTCGTACTGATACTTGGGTGATATATTAATGGTGAGCTCACCGGTCATTTTATACCGTTATTATTCTCCATCACATTTTTTAAAGTTGATATTGTGTGTGATGGCCGGGAAGATAGATTTACCTTCATTATCTGTGAGTGCAAGTTTCTTTGGTCTTTCCAAACCTTCCAGTTTAATGATCTCCTTTTCTACGGATAGCACTGCAAATATCCCCTGCGGAGTTCCCTTATATCTTTCCTGCAGGGATCGCTTTAGTTTTTTGAATCCCTCCACTTTCAATATTCTTTTGCTTTCCATCACATCCTGCTGATCTCTCACCCATCTGTCTTTTGCTTCTGCCACATATCTTTTTGCCTGCCGGTCCTCTATACCCCATTTGGCTTTTATCTGCGTGATGATATCGGAATAGGGCCAGTCCTCAATGATCCATTCCTGCACTATCCGTATGCGTTTTTCATATTCAATATTGTCAACCTTTTTCGCCATTCTTTTTTACTTTTTTCTTTTCCGTTGTTGCCGGCTTTGGTTCTATGTAAAAAGATTCGATGGCCAGCAGGTTTTCTTCGTTGGCCTGCAGCTCGGTGCTCAGACGTATATAATCCATCTGCAGGTGAGGGCTGTTCTTTGCCATATCCTGCATGATGGGAGATTCATAAGCTTTCAGCTTTTCTTTCAGGTTGTCAATTTTTGCCTGCAGGTACTCTATTATTTTTTTCACCTGTGTATCTTTTTGCATCCTGTCCGGTTTTAATGAACAGGAAATTTAATAAATCTTATTCAACCGGCACAGCGGCCCGATGGACCGCCGTGTTATTTTTTCAGTGGTTTTTATCCGGGTCAAAACCATCTCAAAAAACTACTTATTCAGTAGAAAAAATACAGCATAAGACCCCGTCAATCATCAAGGATCGACTGAGCAATATTGGGTTGATAATTCAACTGCTGCAAGTCTTCCACCATATTTATCTTTGGAAATTCATCTTTTATTTTCCTGTGATCACCTTTGTAAAACACCAATACATTCTGATGCATCTTGCCCACCTTTCTGCCGCCTTCAAACTGCCGTCCTACTCTTATCGGTAAGGATCCTGCTACATTTATCAGAATAATTTCATTATATAACAATGCTCCTGATTCATTGAAAGATTCTATAGTTTCACTAACAAAGTTTCTGTAAAATCCGTTTTCATCTCTTATATCACCAACTACAAAGCAAGCAAATCGATTTTCTTTTAACCTTGCGATTGTTTTTTGAATGATGGATCTGTACACTGTTTTGAATGATCCATAATCCATATTACTCAGGTCCGCCGGATCATCACTGTATTGTTCCAGGTCGTGGTAGGGAGGGCAGGAAAAAATGAAGTCGTAATTCTCTTGTATTTCATCCAATACCTTATTGCTATCACCGCTGATCCATCCAATGGCTGAACCACTCATGCCCGTTTTACTTACTTTACTCCATTGGTTCCTGTTTTCTTCTACCTGGTCATTTCTCAGGTCAATGCCAATATAATCAAAGCCAAGCACCCCGGCCACTATGCCACGCACCGAGCCTCCGGCAAATGGATCAATTATGGAGCCGCCTGCAGGACAAAACCATTTATAACAGATCTCACAAAGCACAGGATCAAATGTGCTGGCTCCTTCATATAGGTGCATGCCCTTTTTTCTTGCCTGCTCTATTATTTCATCCCATTCAGGTTCACGGCCCAGCAGATCTCTCATTTCATTTCTTAATGCATATACAGCCGGAGATTGTCCGCTTTTAGCTATCAGTTCCACTTCTTCACGTGTGGCCTGGCTATTAAAGCCAAGCGATTGCCACAGTTTCTTTCTATCCTGCCAATATCCCTGCCTGCTGTCAAAAATGGAGAAGGGAGGAATAATAAAACGCTCCTGCAAAGAGGAAATTATATATGTCTTATCCTCTCCGTCCGTATTCTTCAGCATGGTTTCAAAATCCATCGTGTCAAACCCGGGTAGGTCAACTGTCATCTTCAGGTTTTCATAGTCGAGTTCATAACTCTGAATGAAGTCAAACAAACCCTGCTGCGTTACTTTGGCATAGATGGAAGAATAAACCAATACCATGGCAGCTGCTTCCTTTTTATTTCTGCAGTATATAAAGGTGGCGGGCAGCATGTCCGGCACTTCTGTGCCTTCACTCTTCAGCTGTTCCAGTATGCGGGTTCTGTGGCGGCCATCCAGGCAGTAATTAATGTTTTCAGCATCGCAGTGCCACACATAAAAAGGTTGGGTAAAATTATTTTCCAGGATAGAAGCCCGCAGTTTATTTTTTGCCTCTGGTGGTAGTTCTTTAAAATCTTCCTGCTGTATGTACCTGAATTCCTTCCAATTTGCAGGCTCGGTGAGTAGTACCCGTGATGAGAGCTTTTGCGTAACTGTTGCCTCCATGAAAGTGTCTTATAATGACATATCAAAACTAAGCAAAATATTTATTAGATAATCAAAATAATTATTTTCATCCGTTCTGACTGTATTTT